AAGTTCGTTCCTATTCGCCGTGATGAGATCCAGGGTCAGTTCGACATGATTGTCGACATTTCGACTCCTGAGATTGACCAGCGAAAAGCACAACAGCTCGGCTTCATGCTCCAGACTATGGGTCCTAATTTGGATCTTGAGATGCAAAAGCTGATTCTCGGTAAAATTGCCAAACTCCAGAAGATGCCTGAGCTTGAGCAGCAGATCAAAGAATATGAGCCTCAGCCCGACCCGGTCGAGCAGAAGAAGAAAGAGCTCGAAGTCGCTGAACTCGAACATGAGATTGCACTTACACGAGCCAAGACAGCCAAGACGAATGCCGAAACTGAGAAGATTATGGCAGAAGCTGATTCGATCGATCTCGATACAGAGAACGACGCTGCCGGTATTACACACTCTCGGGATATGGAAAAGCAGGCCGGCCAAGCCCGCGGGAACCAGGATCTACAGATCACCAAAGCTCTCACGTCGCCGAAGAAAGAAGGCGAAGCTGAGCCTGATATCGAAGCTGCTTTCGGATTTGGTGAACTTTCCAAGAGAATGGATGATGCGAAAAATCGTCAACCGGCTCAACCTGTACCGTTGACAGTGTAATCAGATTAAATCATTAATCCCGACTATTAGCTAACTAACCCAAGAAAGTAGGAACTCCCACTATGTCCGAATCTGAAATTCAAGAGATCGAAATTAATATTGAAGATCTCCAGCAACACGTCGATCGGCGTGATGTTCTGAAACGTCTCAACAATAATGCCGATTTCCAGCGTATTGTTGAGGAAGAGTATTTTAAAGACGAAGCGTCTCGGATGCTCTTACTCCGGGATGACCCTAATCTCCCCGCGGACAAGAAAGCATTCCTGGAGGCCGACATGTACGGCCCCGGCGCGTTTAAGCGCTACCTCTCTACGATCATGGTGTTGGGCAACATTGCTGAACAGCAGATCGAAGAGCTGAAAGAAACCATGGATGAGATCCATGAAGACATGCAGGCGGAGGATAGCTAATGGCCGACCCAGCCGTCAAAGACCCCGAAGATGAAGTTGTAACCGACCCAGCTGGCGGAACTCCGCCAGCCGAGACGCCACCTGCCGGCGAAGCCGGCAAGGAAGGCGGCGACGGCGGTGAACAAGAAACCCAACCCACAGAAGATAATCAGGCCCCGGCGCCTGAAGATCTTTTATCGATGTCTGACGAAGACTTCGAAAAGATGGAACAGCCTCCTACTCCGTCCGAAACTCCTGAAGGAACTGAACCTCCGGAAGGTGGGGAGAAGGAGGCTGCCCCGGTTGAGGATCCAAAGAAGGAAGTAACGCAGCCTTCGGAAACTCCCGGGGATGAGCCTAAACCTGCAGCCAAAGCAGAAGGCGATGAACCAGACAAGGACAAAGCTCCTACTGGTTCCGATGAGCCATTAACGGCCGACAAAAAGGCCGAAGTATATGACGCTGTCTTCTCTGTCTTTAAGGCCAACGGCAAAGACATCCAAGTTGAGACCCCTGAAGAAGCTGTACGGTTGATGCAGATGGGCGCTGGTTTCGTTAAATACCAGCAAAAAGTCCGTCCAGCACTCGCTATCCAGCAAACCCTGGATCACAACAAAATCGATAATAATCAGCTAAACTTTCTTATTGATTGCGCAAACGGGAAAGTTGATGCTATTAAGAAACTTGTTCGCGATGCGAAGCTGGAACCGTATGACATAGAGAATACGGATGCAGCCCGTAGCGCAGACAAAGAATATCGTCCCACGAACCACCTGGTGAGTGACAAGGACGTCGCATTAACCGAGAACATCGGTACAGTCCAAGGGACCCCGAACGGTGATGCGATCTTGAGAACAATCCAAAAGGATTGGGACGATGACAGTAGGAACAGGCTTGTCGAGGATCCTGAGATCCTTCCTATCCTCGTTCGCCAAAAGGACTCCGGTGTCTTTGACCGGATCACTTCTGAGGTGAACCGACGACAAACTCTGGGAACACTGGCCAACAATGTACCCTGGCTGGAGGCCTACTACCAAGTAGGATCCGATTTGGAGAAAAGTGGCGCTTTTAGCACTGGGTCCGAGTCTACGAGCTCACCCTCAACGGAAACAGCAACCACGCCAGCAGAGTCGAAGGTTATCGAAACAGCAGCTGCAAAGAAGAAAGCCGCCGCAGGCGGTGACCCTTCAGGAGTAGCGCCGGTGAAACAAGCACCAGCTGTCCCGCCCAAAGTCGATGCGTCCGTTATGGACATGTCGGATGAGGACTTCGCTAAACTGGAAGAAAAACTGCTCGGCTAAAGTTGCGCATAAAGAGGAAGTTTTACAATGGCTGACGCTGCTCACCTGTATAACAACCCGCCGTCCACTGATTCAACGATCGGTGGAGGCCAGATGCATGAGTTTTACTGGCAAAAGAAAGCTCTCATCGATGCTCGCCGCGAGATGTATTTTATGCCTCTCGCAGACGTCACAGCAATGCCGAAGCACTTCGGTAAGCGGATCAAAGTGTATCACTACATTCCGCTGCTCGACGATCGCAACGTGAACGACCAAGGTATCGACGCTGCTGGCGCCGCTATCCTCTCAACTGAGTATTTCGTGAATTTCGATTACGCGACTTATTCTTTTGCAGTGGAAGGCAACGCTGACACGTTCCTCGCCGCGGTCAACGCCATCGAAGCCGCTGTTGCGTCTAAGTCAGGTGCAGGCCCTTGGGTCATCACTTTGACGAAAGACGAACTGGTTGCCGGCACAGATGTTGAAGCTGCCGCGGTTCAAACCGCTGTTGCAAATGCATCTGCTCCGAACACACTGACTGTGCTTCAAGGCTCTGGTAACCTCTATGGTTCTTCGAAAGACGTTGGTACCATCACTTCGAAACTGCCTGTTCTCTCTGAGACCGGCGGCCGTGTGAACCGTGTTGGTTTTACACGTATCGTTCGTGAAGGTTCCATTTCGAAGCTCGGCTTCTTCACCGAATATTCTCAGGACGCAATGGATTTCGATTCCGACAGCGAACTGATGATGCACATGAACCGTGAATTGATTAACGGTGCTGTGCAGATTTCGGAAGCGGCTCTGCAGCTTGACCTGCTCAACGGCGCTGGCGTCGTTGTCTATGCCGGTGACGCTGTATCAGACGCAACTGTGGACGGCGAATCTGCCGACCCAGCTGAAGTCAGCTACCAGGACCTGTTCAATCTGTCTTTGACCCTGGATGACAACCGTACTCCTCGTGAGACGGATATCATCACTGGTTCTCGGATGATTGATACACGTACCGTCCGTGGTGGCCGCGCGATGTATATCGGTAACGAACTCCAGCAAACGCTGGAAGAAATGACCGATAGCTTCTCGAACCCGGCCTTTGTCCATGCTCACCAGTATGGCGCAGCCGCGACTCTCATGAATGGCGAAATCGGTACTGTTGCTCAGTTCCGTATTATCGTTGTTCCTGAGATGCAGCACTGGGAAGGCGCTGGTGCGTCTGTCACCACAAACCCAGGCTACCGCGACAACGGCGGACACAATTACAACATCTATCCGATGCTTGTAATTGGTAAAGGCTCCTTCACTACCATCGGTTTCCAAACCGGCGGTAAGGGCGTCAAGTGGAAAATGATCCACAAGAAGCCTGGTAAGGAAGTTGCTGATCGGACGAACCCTTACGGCGAGATCGGCTTCCACTCCATCAAATGGTGGTATGGAACAATGATCCTCCGTCCGGAGCGTCTCGCACTGGTTAAGACCCTGGCGGTCATCTAACCGAATGGTGCGACCCTTTTTGGGAGATCAGGGAAGCATCAGTTGGCCGGGTATCTTGGGTTGCCCGGCCAACACCCTGATCAACAACTGACCCAAGAAGCCCAAGGAAGATTATTATGAGTGACACAAACGACGATGGCCTGACTGAGGTCCCAAACGACGAAATCGCAACGCCCGCCCAGGATCCAGTAGAACTTGCTGGTGATCAGGGCGAAAAGCCTGTTGTAGATCCTGACACGCTGCCTGAAGATCGCGATCCTCTTTTGGATGGACCTTCTGAGCTTGATTCTCTGAAAGAGCGGGCGAAGGCCCTGGGTATCAGGCATTCGAACAACATCAATGTGGACACTCTGAAAGCGAAAATCGACGAGCACATTGAAGCTCTCGAATCAGCTAAACAACCAGAGCAACCTGAAAGCGACGTTGCTCGCCAAGGAGAGCCTGCCGCTACACCGGTGGCTCGACGCCCATCTCCATCTCAGCGTAATAAGTTGCCACCTCTTTCTGTGATGTTGGAAATGACTACAGACGATTTGATGCGTCAGCCTGAACGTAAGCGGAAAATGATTATCCGCGCCCGTCAGATGCACACTGAGATGGCCCTGGTTCGCTGCCAAATTTACAACAACAATCCTGACAAGAACGATCTCCATGGTGAGATTTTCTCCGTTCAGAACAAGTATCTTGGTGTTGTCCGGAAATACATCCCCTACGGGGAAGTCACCGAAAATGGCTATCACGTGCCGCGGATCTTGGTGAATATGCTTCGCCAGAAGAAGTACGTTCAGACCAAGTCTCGAAAAAATGCAGATGGTACCGAGCGCGTTGAGCACCGTCAGGCGCCAGAATTCACAATCAATGAACTGCGACCCCTTACAGTGGATGAGCTGCAGCAACTTGCAAACATGCAGGGTGCTCGCGGTGAGGCCAATGTGGGAATGGTCGGAGTTGGCTAATCTCTAGGAGAGTGTGATGCCGAACGAACCAGCTACTGAAGCAATTACAGCCTTTAATGCGCTGATCGCCGGCATCACCTTTCCGACGCTCACAGACGATATCACTGATACGTCTTTTGACCTGCCGGCACAGTCTGGCATTCTCTATACTGCCCCTACAGCCCTGACAGTCGATAATCTGACTGACACAACTGTGGGAGGCGCCGGTGTCTTTGATAAAATCATGACATCGATGAGAGCTCACTTAATTGAAGAGTTCGACAATGGCCGGATCACCGGCCGTGAATACGCTGAAGTTTATCAAGCTGTCTCAGCTGCCGCATTGGGCAACGCTGTGCAGTACACCCTTCAGGCGAGCACAACCCAATATCAGAACGCTCTCCTGCAGATGCAGGGCCGTGCCGCAGAGCACCAGGCTCTCATTGCCCGGGCTAATGCCGTAACCGCTAAATATGCTGTGATTAGCTCGCTTGCCGAGTCTGAGAACATGAAAGCCCAATATGCTCTGACCAAGATGCAGATTGCTGTGCAGGATATTTCTTACTCGAACATCGAGCAGCAAGTCAGTCTGACTACAAACCAGGCTGCCAGCGTCAATGCTGAAAAGCTTATTCTGGATTATCAGCTGGCCAACATCCTCCCTGAGGAAAAGAGACAGCTTACCTACACAATCGATAATATCCTCGTAGAGCAGTATAATAAGCTGAATTATGAAGTAGATGTCTTGATGGTGAGCCAGAACAATCTCCTCACCCAGGACGTCAATATCAAGACGTACCAGCACACTGACATCTTGCCGGCACAGAAAAACGTGCTTGGTGAGCAATACGAAGTTCAGCGCGCTCAAACACTGGATACTCGTTCTGATGGAGTGACTTCGGTTGCTGGTGCCATTGGTAAACAGAAAGATCTCTATACCGAGCAGATCTCTTCGTATGTCAAAGACGCACGCTACAAAGCTGCCAAGTTCTGGGTTGATGGCTGGATCACTCAAAAGTCTCTGGACGAAGGTTTGCTGGCTCCAACTCAGTTTACCAACAACGAGATCGATGAGGTCCTCGGAAGCCTTAAGACTGACTTGAGTCTCGGAACTGTATAAGGAGGCAGCATGAGCCTCTTTGGAACCAAGAAGAAAATCTATGTCTCGTCAACAGTCTACAAAGTGGTCGATGACGGCAATGATCGTGCAGACTTCATTAGAGAGACTATCGCCGGCGTAGCGTTATCCGGTAATCCTAATGCGTCTTATGCGGAAGCAATCCAGGCTGGGATCCAGAATGGCCCTCGAGGAATCCAGAAGAGCTTCTTCAGATGGGCAACCAATAACCTAGATGCTGGTATGCCCCGGGCTGCCATCAATTACACTGAGACGATCGACGATGTCGCAGTTGCCGCGGAGATCTTGAGCTCAGAGTTCGGCGGAGATGCAGCCAACACAATCAATATTATTCACACATTAATCGATAATGCTGATGAATCCTATTATGCTGAGCGGTACATCTATGACACTGTGCCGGCCCGAGCTACTGAAGATTGGGCTGCAGACGCTGATCCAGTTACAGATGACATTTATATTCAGTGGCCGGATATGACGTCTACGACGATCAACATCCCAGGTTACAATTCGTCTATCGACGTTCTTATTGCGTATTATACAGTTACCAACGGTGGTGTAACGTCACCCACCAAGGTCTTCATTTATGTGCTGGGATCTGGCAATGCTGCTCTGGATAATAGAAAGATCCAGGTGAGCTCTGGGTCCAGTGTCCGGGAGTTCTACCCCTTTCTCCCGATTCGTATCGATAACACATCTGTGTTCGATCCTGGCTCTCCCGCTCTCGCCCATGAAGACGATATCCGTGAAGCCTGGAAAAAGGCTATGGGCTCTGAGATGCAAGACGCCATCGACGAGGTCAACGACAACGTTGATATCGGCGATATTGATTACGCTTATCTGGTTTTTGGTGTTTGTCTGAACACAAGCGATAAAGCAGAAAAGGCGTACATCTATGAATTCTTCAAGCTCCTTGCTGAGCGTCAGACTCTCCCAAGTGGAACGTTCGATTCCTGGGCTACTACCAATGACACGTTAGGGTATCACGAACGATTCGTCGAAGGCACGGAGCAAGTCAACGCTGCAGCTTTCAATGCAGTGGGTAATGCTGGACGGTTGGATGGAATCAACCCTGCCACTACCGGTACAGGCCCCCGGGTAGAAGAAGTTCACCTGACCCTTCCTACGAGCGCCTTTGGTGTGCTCGATATGAAGATTACTTGGGCCGATATTGATGAGACGACCAAGAACGGACTGATTACCCCCAACGCCAAAGTAGGTGATGTCACGGTCGGTGATGGATACCAGATCAATAATCAGATCGATTTTTCATTCTCTGGGGGCATCGAGACCCGGGTCAATTCAGCCACTGGCTTGATGATTCGCAAGCAAATCTCGAGGACCCAGTATTCTGAGATCCGTGTCGACGGGCTTCTCCACAAGAACCTGATCTATTCAGGCAAGTCAGTGGATATCTCCGCGGCAGAAGCCATGGCTGATAGCGACGACAGTGGCTTTATCATTCCCTTACATGAGCCAACCCTCAAACGACTAGGGGGCATCAAAGCTACGGACGTAGCTCGTGAATCCTATTTGATGGTCTTTAATTCATACCAGGTCGTAAAAAAGAAATGGTACCAGACCGGAATCTTCTCATTTATTCTGGCTGTAATCGTTGTGGTTGTCGTAGCCGTAGTGACTGTGGTCACAGCCGGTGCGGGTACTCCCGCGGCCGCCGCTGCAGGTGCTGGTGTTCTTGGTTCCGCGGCAGCTGTAGGCGCCGCCCTTGGTTTTTCAGGTCTTTTGGCTGTGGCTGTGGGTGCAGCAGCAAACGCTATTGCAGCAATGATCATTCTCCAGCTGGTGGACGTTGCCGGCGGAGAGCTTTTCGGAGAAAAGATCGGTAAGATTCTTACGGCCGTAACAGCTGCGATCCTCATTCTTGGCTCTGGGCCTGGAGGCTTCAGCTTCGATAATGTCGCCCAAGGTGTGAACTGGGGCAATATGGCAGCGCTGGACAAGTTGTCTCTCATGACCAATGCAGCCACTGATCTGGTAGGAGTAATCCAACAAGAACAGCTTCAGGAAACCCTCGAGCGTACGGGCGAAGTGCTTGAAGAATATCAGGAAGAAATGAAACGCCTGGAAGAGCTTATGGCTGGGCTTGATAGTAGCGGAATCATTAATCCGACCATGCTAACTGACTTTACATCTCCAATAAATGAATGGAACCAGATGGGTCAAAACTGGACCCGGGCCACATTCTTTGGCGAAACACCTCAGGATTTCCTAGATCGGACTCTCTTATCTGGTGGGGATCTCATTGATTTGAGCCATTCTATGGTAACTGACTTTGTCGACGCTGCATTGACTTTACCCTGATTTAGGGGGTAATCCTGCGTAAAGATTCGTACTGCCGCGGAAAGGATCTCTAATGTCTGGTTTCAATATGGAAGCTCTCGGGGTCCCAGCAGTCGCTCCAATGAGCTCAGGCTCCTTTGCTTCATTTGGTTCAACCCCTTCAAATAGTCCGGGTTTAGCCGGCGCACTTCGTGCTTTTGGAGTCGGAGAAGGCACAGGTCCTCAAGTGCCAGGTGTTGATGTAGGCGCGGCTTTCCGTGAAGGTGGTATTGGCGGAGTAGCCCCACAATCAAAGCTTTCTCAGTATCTGGGTGATTTTGGTTCTGGTGTTTCAATCCTGGGAGATCTGGCATCCATCTATCTAGGCTTCCAAGCGAATAAGATGGCCAAAAAAGAATTGGCCACTCAGACAGGGTTTGCCAATGCAAACCTGGAAAACACAGTTAAGTCGTATAATACTCGACTTGCAGATATTCGACGTGCCCGCGGCCATACCCAAGGCGACAGCGCAACAACCACCGAAGCAGGCATTTCAGCGAACTCCCTGGACTTTAAACGGATCGGGTAAGCGATGGCTTTATACTACCAACCAGTTGGACTTCCATCCGTAGGAAACGGATCAGCTTCAGTGTCCCGTGCAGCCCTCTCCATTGGAGCAGGGCTTGACAACTTGGGCCAGAAAATCACAGGATTGGGCGATCGCCGACAGGCAAGGCTTGATGCTGAGACTGAACGTAAGAACGCCCGTGGACTGGAGATTTTGAAACTTGCGGCTGCCAATACCACAGACGAAGGTGAACTTAATCAGATTTTTGGTTCGCTTGGCTTGCTTCCTGGTGGTGACACTAATAGCGCTGTCGTTGTTCCTGGTTCTGCGGACGTAATCAATAACGCTCGTTCGCGTATTATTTCTAATCGTTCTAACCGTGCTGTTGCCGACAAAAATGATGTCTTACTCCGCGGCGCCAACAATGAACTCGATCAAGAAGAACTGGGTAATCGTTTCCAATTGGAATACGGCAATGACCTTGCCCGTATGACGAACTTGCGCTTGCAAGGTAGAAACGAGCAAGCACAGGAACTTGCTGATTCTATTGTCGCAAACGCCTCAGGTACATTCGGTGCTGATTTTGTGAACGAACGTTTACGCGCAGGCTTTGAAGATCGGGACACCGGTGAGAATTCTCGCTTTACTGAAGCCAGTAATGTCCAAACCCTGGAAGCTGGCGAAGACGCTAACCGCGCTCGTGACTTCAATTTTGGCCGTACAGTCAAAGCTGCTAAGCGTTCAGATGATGACCTTGCTTCACGGGATCGCGTTGATGCGGCCGTAGCACGTGCTCGGGTACAAGGTACCTCTCAGGGTAATCAGCTGGATATGATCAACGATGATCAGAACCTAACAGAAGAAGAGCGAGTCTCTGCACTGCAGGCTATTCAGACAGGTCCTGATCTGGATCTCACGAACCGTATCCGTGACGATGTATCAATTACTGCGCCGGCAGGTCAGATCGATCCTCTGTCTAACTTGGGACGGTCTCTGTCGAATGCATTCCTTGGCACAGAGCTCGAGACAAACCAGACTCGTCAGGTACCGGTACAAGCTGTCATTGATGGTATTGATAGCCGGGCCAATGACATCATCCGGTCTGAACCAGATCTCGATATCTTTGCGACATCTCAAGAACTCGCTGAATCATTTGAAGGCTTCAGCGATGACATCGGTATTGAAATCGCTCGTCGGTTCCCTGATTATGATATCTCTAAAGGTGAGCAGCAGCTCATCAAAGGGACTGCAGCTCGTTTAGGTCTGACGCCTGAGCAAACAATGGCTATTGTTGGCGCTTCTATCGATAATACCACATTAATTGGTCAAAGCCCGGAATTACACAATTCCCGGTTTATCGAAAAAGCTGAAGCTTTTGCCGCCAACAAAAGTCAGATCGAAGAGCAGTATCGACGAATTCAACGCGATCGTACTCAAGCTGCTACTTGGCAGTCTCAGATCAACTCTAAGCGCCAAGAACTTGCTCGATTGCAGCAAAGCAACAATCCGGATAGTGATCGGATTAACAAGCTCAACGCTGAGATCTCAACTCTTACGACCCGGATCCTACGCACAGAAGCTGAATTCAACACACGGTCTGGTGCAGGCCAATAGTCTAACAAGGCGAGGCCATGTCACAATTCACAGAGCAACTAGCCGATATCGGTCGATCTACTATTACGGAAGAGCCTAAAACTATCCGTGATCGAGATCCTGTAACTGCTGCAGCTGTGGATGTTGGACAGGGTCTCGTTGGAATTGGCGAGGGTCTTTTTGATCGACTCCGTCCCGGGGGTCCCGAAGTAGGACCCAATGAGCAATTGGAGATTGATAAGCAAACACTGCCACCTGGGCAGTTCGCTCTTAAGTATGGTCTTGAAGCCGAGCGAGCTCGTTTCTTTGAATCCCCTGACCAAACAACCAATGAATCTCAGCGAGCAGTTAATCGCCAAGATACTCGTATATTAAGAGAAAAAGCTACTGACTCCCTGGCGGGAGCTGGTTCCGCTGCTGTTCGTATTTCAGCTGATACTTTGGCCTTTGGTGCTCGCGCCCTTCCGGGTGGCGAAGCCACCCGAGAAGGAGCGCGGGCGCTTGGAGATGCTGCAGGTTTAGATGTAGATCCAGCGCGTCTTGACGATACAATCTCTGATGGTGGTGCTGCTGTTGCTGATTTCATTGCAAAGGGTAAAGGCGAACGCATCAATGAACTTCGTGCCGGCCAAGCCCAAACAGCAGAAGCCCGTCTTAAAGATAGTGCCCTTGCGTTTGAGAATTCAGACAAGTCGCTGCGTGAGCAGTTCCGTCGCATCGGCCGAGACGCAATTATTTCAGCCGACTCCTATAAGGATAACCCATCTGCCGCGGCAGACGTAGCAGCTGAGGGTCTTGGTTCCATGATCCCGTCGCTTGCAGCGGCTGGTGGCGCACGTGGTCTGGCTACAGCTCTCCTTGAAAGAGTGGGTATTAAAGGCGTCGGTAAAGAAGTCATTGAAACCGCTGTCACTGCGGCAACTGTTGGTGCTCTTGAAGGTTCAGGTGCCTACGGTGAGACACGCCGTGCTGTCCTGGAGTTGGATGAAGAAACTCTTCTCAAGGATTCAGATGACTATCGAGCTCTTCGTGAAGGCGGCGTGTCTCACGAAAAAGCCCGGGAAGAAGTATCTCGCATTGCTGCGATGGAAGCTCAGCTTAACACCACGCTTGTGGCAGCTGGTATTTCAACACCATTTGCTGGCTTTGAAGGTGGTGCATTCACTCGAGGGATCCGAAGCCTCAAATCCTTAGGCGAAGATGTAGCCGGTCAAACTGTTGAAGAAGCAGCACAGAACGCCACAGCGCAGGCTTTCCAGAACATCGCTCTTCGAGACAATGCAGACTCAAGTGTACGGCTTTCAGACGACGTCGGTCAGGCAGCCACTGAAGGCGCCATCGGTGGTCTGGGTGCTACGGCCGTCATTAGCGCACCTTCTTTCCCGAAGGCTTGGGCTGAGGTTGTAGCGGATGTTTCTCTTAAAACGGGCGTTACCATTGGTAAAAATCTAAATGAGCTGAAACGTAATCGTCTCATTGCCAAAGAGCGTGTCACATTGGAAGAGACCTATGGTCCAATGGTTGAAGAAGGTAAGCAGGTTGCAGACCTTATTAAAGCATTAGACGACCCTAAAGCAGAAATTGCTCCTGAGGCCCGAGCCCAGATCGAACGGGTACGGGACATTCTGGGTGATGAGATCCAGTTCCTGGAAGGGCTGACCCCAGAAGAGAAGCAAAAGACCAAACCATTCAAGAAAGAGATCGTCGACGGCGATCGGGTGAAGACGCTTCAGAACCTTCAAGAAGCTATCTCTCGGAATGCTTATGATCCTGAGAGCGAAGCAGGCATTGCCCTGGCTGAGTATTATCAGGAACAAGCAGATCTCTTGTCTGGGTACCATGGAGCTTTTGAGTTTCTGGGTCTGGATGCCCAGCAACAAACTGAAGAAGACACGCCTTCTACTCAACGTACCCCCGAAGAAGACGCAGCGGTTGAAGCACGTGCCAAAGCCCGGGCTGATGAGTTTACATCCCATATGGATGAGCAACCAGTTCTCGCTGAGACAATTCGGAAGACGTCTGAAATTCTCAATGCTGCATCTGTTAAATCAGTAGCCGCCGGCGGAGAGGTTCGTCCTATTGGTTCCATCAAAGAAGTTGTGATGAACCCAGTGGGCGTAGATCCTGCTCGTATCACTGAAGAGGCCAAAGCCGGCATGTCAGAGGATTCTCTGAAAGCGGTGGCCGTCGTTGAAGCTATTCAGGCACCTGAGCATTCTGATCGTTTGGGTCCCGTACAAGGCAATCGTAAAAACGATCGTGCCGGCGCACGTCGTGAGACACTCTTCCAAAGTAAGACAGCCAAGTTTGGTGAGATCGCATCATTCAATGATATGGTTTCTCAACTCATCCGCGGCGCCATTCGCAACGGCCGCGAAGGATCCACAGTTGTACGCGATACGACAGGGGCTCAAGTCGACGCTAAAGACGTCTTGGCGGATCTCCAGAAGCTTATCCAGCACCAACAAAACAAGTATGCTGCGGCTCAAGAGAGCCACGATTTCTCTGTTGCAAACCCCGATGCCCGAGATACCACCAGACCCTTTGACTCTCTCAGTCAGAAGACTGGTGAGTTCCGTCCTGGAAAGGGTAAAATTTTCGTTAACGCAAAAAGCAACAACTCCCTTCAAACATATGCTGCCATTGCCGAAGATCTTAATACCGGGATCCGCGCTTATAATGCGTTGCTCGAGCAGTTTCCAGAAACCTATCAGGGTGAGCGCCTCCAAGAAGTGGAAGTGCCGGCAGTCCCTGAACAGAGTGAGGCGACCCAAGATGCCCCGACACCACAGAGATCTGAGCAAGATCAAACTGAACAAGCCCAACCCACGGAAGTGGTACAAGATACCGGTGTGGATAATACTCCTCGGAGCCCTGGTGACGGTCTGCAGCCTGACGGCCGGATCAGCTTTAAAGAGTTATTCCAAGGAAGTAACGAAACCAACCTCTCAGGCGCTATCCGATATCTACTGGGATCCAGCGCCCTAAATCCAAATCAGCAAACGATTTTGTCTATGATTGCTGGTTCCTCTTTCGCGAGAGCGAACCCTCGTACGATTGTACGACAAGCCACTGCTGAAGAGCGCAAAGCTTCAAAGACCACTCATGGTTGGTGGGATCCTCAGAAGAACGAGATTGTTATTTTCAATCAGAACGCTGAGGCTCTTTTGCATGAGATGATTCATGCGACCACTCTGGAAGCATTGTTCCAAAACCTGGCCAGTGCATCTTTGAAGCGTGGTACCGAGCAACCCCTTACTGCTACGGAAAAAGCTGCATTAGAGCTTAATGATGCTGCTTTAGCGTTTATGGAGCGAACAGATGTCTCTCCTGAGAGTCAGCGAGTTCAAGACATCATGCGAGCTCTAGTCAATCCAGCGCTTCCGATCGCACAACAAGATCGCAATATGGCTCGGGCAATCTCTGAGTACATGGCGTACGGCCTCACTGTAAAAGAGATTGAGCCTGATCTGGATGCTATCGTTTATGAAGATCCTGGTTTTGCCAAACAGGTTATTGGCTTTGTGAAAGGTCTGATCGGTGCTTTCATCGGTGAAAGCAATCCACAACGTAACTCACGAAAAGCGCTCACAGCGTTAGATAGACTGTATCTGAACACTCGTACGCTGGCGCTTGACAGCCAAACCACATCTTTGCAAGCTCGAGAAGTTCAGCAAAGACAGGCAGAAGATGTCACGCAAGGATCTGAAGCAGAAACAACTTCTACGGCACCAGCGCGAAAAGAGGCGCCAACGCCGGACACAAAGAAGCAAGCTAAAGAACAGCCCGCTCCAGCTCCTGAACGAACACGGTCCCCAGTAGAGACTGTTGAAACTAAGACAATTGAAAAAGCAGATTACACACTAATCGCTAATAAACAGGCTGATGGTCGTCTTAAATTACGTGTTACATTTAAAAAAACTTCTTGGATTGCTCGATTAAATGACATGTTAAAACGCGATACTTGGGATACATTAGATCCCTGGATCGAAAAAAATATTCAACCACTTATTGGCAATGCTAATGAGATTTTGGAATTTGAATGGTTCCAAGAACAGCTTATTTTTAATGTTGTTCCTAAAATTACAGCTGCACAGGACAAAGCTTTTGAGCTTGCTGAGGCTTTCAAAAATCCTGAGCTTAAAATTGAAACAACATACCCAGAAGGTGATTTTCGCTTAGAGTTTGAAAATTCATTGTTGACTAAAATTTACGATGATACCACTCAAGGTGATCAAGCAGTTTTTGATGAGTTCTTGAAATTAACTGATGCTACTATCAGACAAGCGATTATTAACACCCTACCCGAAAATACAAAAATAGATGGTTGGGAATTTGATGGCTCCGCTTTCTTTGTTCAGACTTCCCAGCCGGCGCAGGCGGAGGAACAGTCTCCTGCGGAGACTGGCTCCGACGCGACGCTCCCGGCGGTAGAAGCTACTGAGACAGAAAGTGCTATTGCAGCAGCTGTAGCAGCTATTGCCGATGGAGTAGGTAAAGCAATTGAAGAGCGTCTCCCATCACCGGTGCCTGCCCCCGCACAGACAGAACAAGTATCAGAAGCAACCCCAACACCCGAAACTGCGACGGCTGACGCCGTCGAGACGACGGGTGTTGAGAACACTCCTGCGACTTCTTCAGCTGAGCAGGTCCAGGCACCTGAAGGGCTAGAACCGATCGAAACAACTCGAGTAGTAGACCAGGATGTTGGTCTCCCTGAAGGTTGGACCCCAGAGTATATTCTGGGCACAACGCTTTTGAGTAATGGTGATCAACCTTCGTTTATGTCGAGAATACTCACTGCGTTGGAACCAAAGCTGCAACCCGGGGATACCCTGGAAAGACTGATCTCTGCAGCAGAAGAAGACCTCTCTTATGGGGTCACTCCTGATATGCGAGCAGCTAACGAAAAGGTTCGTGCTGAAGCTTTCCGCGTTGTTCAGGGAATGCAGCAGCGAGTGACTGCTCAGATCAAGAAGCTCAAAGCCAAGAACGGTAAGCCTCTCTTACAGGCGATGCAGGAATTCCAGAACGGCGAGACTGAATTCAACCCGGCTCGTTCTGAACAGTTCCGGATCCTCGCTTGGATGGATGCCCAATCTATTCGTGATGGTGAACCAAAGTTCGATCAGCATATCCTGATGTTGGCTGTGATGGCTGCTGCTGATTATGTCATGAACAATGAGAACTCAGGAGGCCAATATAAGCTTTCTGAGATTGCCAAGATCCTCGGTATTTCAGATGTGACAAAAATCACACCTGAGATGATCGACATGGTGAATTCTGGTCGGCCTGGGGCATTCGTTAAGCCGGCTCTGGCTTCTCATATTCGTCAGTTTCTTGGAGCTGAGCTAAATGATCAAGTCTCTGCCACAGAGACCGAAGGTGTGTTTGAAGCTCTGTCCCACGAAATCCTGGAATATCTGTCATTAGATGGTGCGAACGCTGTTGGTAAGAATTTCTGGTTCAAGTCACGTAGTGTGCAGATGCCAGGTGATCGTACCGTGACTGCGTATAGTTTTGGTAACCCAAAAGGCTGGCAAGAAGGTGCCGGCAAGAACCTGTTGAGAGATGTCCTGACGTCTAAGTCCAGCGACATGCACCGGTATTCTATTGGTCAGCGATGGGCCGATGAAGACGTCGATCGTACTGTGAAAAAAGATCGTACGCTCCGAATTTCTGACAAACAGCGAGCGGCTATCAAAGCTCAGCAAGACACTCCGTTCTATTTCTCGAAAGACTTCTGGGAAATGTACCAGCAGCTGGGCAACCAGGCTGTTGCTTATATGCTTGGCTTTAAGCCTCTGGCAAACGGTCAGTTCTATAACAAATTTGATGAAAAGTCTGTCGAAGGCAAGAACGTCAGCGTTGATTACGGGATCAATAACGTTCTTCGTCAAATCGATGAGGTCATGGCCTACGCTGAGAAACATGATCTGAATCCTCACGAGGTACCTATTTACTATCGGATCTCGATCGGCACAAACACGCGCTTTAACTTTGAAGGCTTCAACCCACAGCAGAATAAGCTGGCTCGGGAGATGTTCTCGCCAACTCGACACACAGTCGACTTGTCAGATGCAACCCAGGAAGACACTCTTTATGCGGCTATTGGCCAGTCTCTGGGTCTTAAGGTTGAGAACCTTGGGATTGCAGAAGCTGCCAAGCAAGCCCGTGAACTCTTGGCTACTGAGTATAAAGATGTGCTCGAAGCCTTTGATGGTGAGCTGACGGATCCAAAGATCAGACAGTTTGTCGTAGAGAAGATGAACCAGATTGGTCTCGAAGAAGATGCGTTTACTCTGAAGGGCCTTTGGACTGCCAAAAAGATTGCTGATGCAAAGGCTGCCGGCGAGACCCAGCTCGAAACTGATATGTACATGGAGCTCGATGGTAAGACGAACGGTCCTATCACGGCTGCCATTCAGCATTTTGGTGGTGCGTATTCTCCAGAAATCCTGGCCACGTGGCGCCGCGGTGGATACTTCTTGTCGAACGCTTTCAATCCCAATGACGGTATTTCTTATTACCAATGGAAGAACGGCGTTAATGCAGACGATACGCTCACACCGGTAGCTGAACGTTCTGCTGCAGACTTCTACGGCCGTGTTGGTGAGCTCATGGGCTCAACCCTTTTGAGTGTTCAAGAGAGTATTCTGGATGGCACGATCTTCGGCGGCAGAGCCGAAGACGCAGACGAAGCTTTCCGCTGGAAAGAAGATGGCAAGCGTGCATTTGCTCGTACACTCCAGCTACTGGGAACCATGAAAGGATACGAACTCACTGTAGGTGAGGACGGACGTCCTGTTATGAAGATTGCCCGGGGAGCAACTAAGTCACCGATCACCCAGAACCTCTACGGTGCAAAAGCTCCCTCAATCTCACTGGGTCTTGCTGCAGATATCATTACAGACATCTATTCTGATCTCACAAAACTGGGACAGGGAGACGCGTCTGTCCTCCCTATTCTTCGTGAGAAAGCGAAGATCTTTGATAATCTGGTGACCCACGATGTGGTCTTTGATGAGTTTGGGAACCTCGATAAGGTTGTCCGGTCGGCCCCTAAGGGTCGTACTCTCTCTTCGGTATTACAAAGTAATAATCCGTCTAAAGAGGTTTTAAGAGATTTCCTTGTCGACAATGATCAGGCTCAACGTTTGGCTCGATCTCTGCAAGCTTTTTATATCTCTGGCTTTACGGCCGCTCTTGAGCAAGCTGTGGATCCGTCGGTTGCTCAGCTGAATAAGTCTCTCATTGAAGGCGCCCAACTCCAAGGACGTATTTACAAGAAGACAGTAGAAGCTGCTTTAGACGCTCGTCGTAAAGAGATGGTAGAAGCCGGCGAGATCTTTGAGAGCCATGAGCTTCCTCGTTCTGAGGTGCGTAAGATCATTGATGCTCATCGTGATCTGGCTCCAATCATCGACAACGGCGTAACCTCATTCAACGTGGTGACCAACGAATCTGAGACATCCACTGATGTGGCTCGTCGACGTTACGGTCAGCAGAAAAAGGCTGAGAGTGACAAAGACGCTGTCGTTGAGAACCCATTCAATCCGCGGTCTCGTACGCTTTCAGGTAAGCAAATCGACTCTCGTCGAGACGTCCTTGGTGATCCAGGTGTTCGGATCCTACCGTTCACCACACAAACTAATGCCGACGTGGCAATGGAAGTCGATAGCTGGACTAATCCGAACTACCCAACCAATGCGTTGGCAGTTCACGATGGTAATAACCATGCTACGACTGATCTGGTTCAAGCCTCTCAGGTTATGAATGAGGCCATCTCCAAAGCTTGGCACACCAATACGCTGCGCCCTGTGCTCGAAGCATATGATCGTGCGCTTGCCTTCATGGAAGAAGACACCAACGATTATGCTGAGCTCAAAGCTGTTCGGGATGCTCTTGAGATTGATGTCTTGAAGAGAGACGCCCGTATCGAAGCCGAAAAGAGCGTGTTCACATCGTTCCAAGGGGTCCCTGGTGCGGATGCCCCGTTCGTTCAAGAAGGTCAAAGGTTCAAATCCGAAAAGGAACTTATTGATCACCTCAACTATGAGACCAATCGGATCTGGATTGAGAGCCTTAGCCGGCTTGAAGAACAGAAGCGTGAAGGGCTCGAATCATTGGTAACTGAAGCTGGTCGTGATCTCGGTGTAACCGAGGGCACATATACTGGTGAGCAGATCCGTGACATTCTTCGTGAAGCAATCGACGCAAACCCTGATCTACAGGACATCGTAACAGCTGCGTTTAAATCTCCTGTCTTGGGTCAATTGATTGAAGAAGGCTTTAAAGTCGTATTAAACGATAAAGGCGGAGACATCCCAGCAATTGCTGGTACTTACGACGGCCGTACGAAAACGATCTATTTGAATATTGCCAATGCTGAAGTGACTGCCCACGAGATGGTTCACGCCACAACTGTGCATCAGATTTATGATTACTATGTCCGCGGGAACACGACACCTCAGTTGGACCGAGCCTTTGAATCGATCGAACAGGATATGGATACGTTCCTGGATCAAAACTTTAGTTCGGATCCAATTCTGGCAAAAGTTGCCAGTGTCATTAAAGGCTACCAGCTCGAGGGTGATATTGCTTCAGCTGTTGCTGAGTTCATCGCTTATGGCACGACCAATCAAAGTACGATGGATAATATCCTCTCTGGTTTTGATCAAAGTGTTCGTGGTAAAGTCTTAAAAGCTTTCCGGTCTGTGCTTAACACGATCCGTAAACTCATTGGTATCCCTGCTAAAGAGTATAATGCCGTTAAGTTCTGGACTAAGTCTGTAATGCGGGAAATCCCTCAGACGACTGAGTTTACTCATCATCCGTTGGCCCACTCTGCGTTTACTGAAGCGACAGCGACCGGTGCTGAAGCCCAGCGCAAGCTGGGCATTCAGCGCAAGGTCGGCGAGCAGGTTACTCAATTCTTAAAGGCTCGTCTCCGCGGAGATGACAATGTCGCTACCCGGGCCAAGCAGACTAAAGCTGCAGCTGAGTACACCAAAGCCAAGACTGAAGGTCTGGACGCTTTGTCTACCGCAGCGGCCGCTGGTTTCACCATCGAAGGGACCCAAGACAATCTGCTATTCCAGACCCTTTACGCGGTATTAGCTGTTGATACCAAGTTAGACACTGTCGCCCTTCAAGAGCTGAACCAGATCTACGGTAAGATCATGGAGCAGCTGAAGCCTGAGATGTTTGAGCGCTTTGGTCCCGGTGGCCAAGCAAATGAACTCCAGGGACAGCGTATGTTTGCTGCCCTCCTCGGTATTCCTTTCTATGACCTTGCCGGCGCAACTGAGTTTACCCCTGTCGGTGAAGACAAAGGTGGTCAGAAGCTTGCCATGTTCTTGTCGCTGGCCCAGACGTCCCCAGAGCTGAGAGAGGTTCTTTCTGAGATTGATCTCGGTCAGCTGGGTCTGAACACTGACTTTGACACAGGCTCCGGCTTGGATGGTCTTCTTGGTTCTACCACTCAAAAAGTTATTAACCGACTTAATGGTCGTATTATCGAAAGCAACGGCGACAAGTCATTGCCGTCTAATGCTGCATTGGATGCACTTACTGAGATGCTTCTCGAGTATGACGCTCAAGCTGCAACTGAATTCGAGAACGATCGGGCTGATAACCTCAAGGGTATTAATGTCATTGTCCGCGGCGCTGTCTCCGACGCTGCGCGTCGGGTCAGCGACGGCTTCAGAGAAAGCGCTGAGAAATCCAGCAATGATCTTTCTAAGGCTGTACAGGGTGTGGCTGCCGGCTTGGCAGATATCCTGGTAGAAGAGCGCGCCCAAGCACAGGACGAACGTCTTATCAGCTTCTTGAATAAGCCCGAGATCCCTGAGGCTATTCGAGCTCTCTACGCAGAAATGCGTTCAATCGGCTCAGATAACGCCCAGGTCTTGCAGCTGGTTAAGAAAGCGAAGAACGCAGTGTCTCGTCTGCGTCAGGAATACATCGAACAGGTACCGAAGATTATCCGGTCTCGTTTTGGTGATGCGTTCCAGAACCTCGACGAGAAAGGCCAGCGCAAAGCCATGAAGGCCCTCTTTCAGGGGATGGGACAGACTGACTTCGGCATCATCGCTAAAGTCATGGGTGTGAACTCAGGCTTGGAGCTCTATGGTTCCGACCGGGATGCCCGTGGGCGCAGAGATCGTGCCATCAAAGACGTCAAAGAGCAGATCCAGCGCAGCATGGCCGGCATGGATGTCTCAGACAAGATTGTCCGGGCTTACTTCAGTAAGGCTGAACAGCTCGCTGAGTACATGGTCAACAAGAACACCGGTGTAAACTTGCTTACATCCGCTGTCGGGATCCTGAACCTTCATAATGAGGATGGTCTTTCAATTAGCCAAGCTGAGTACAAAGCCCTGCAGGAGGCTCTAAAGAAACGCCGTACCGGTCAGGGGCGTATCTCCACAGAGACTCGTGCCCTTATTGATCAGATCGATCTGCTGGCTTCTCTGGAGGCTTTGAACAAGCTTAGTGATGAAACACACTCTGAGATTGCTGAGCTCGTTAAGACAGACCGAGATGCTCTGCGGTATGCTGCAGACTATCAGAGAGAGCTCCACCGCCTTGAAAGAGCCAAGGTGGATATCAATAGCTCTGCCGCGGTGAACGGGGTCAAGGGACACTTTGTGACCCAGGGAAGACGTAAATACTCAGTAATCCTAGCTAATAACTCGGATGAGCAGAAACTTCGTGAGCAGGGTTACAAGCGGATTCGGGATTATGATTCAGCTGTCCAGCAGTTGGACCCAACTCGGAAAGGTCAGAGCTATTATTTCTCCGCTCACAATAAGCTGGCGACTTACAACCAGGGTGTCGTTCAGACAGTCCAGAATACCTATTCAGGTGTCGACGCTGTCACTGGCTTGACTGTGGGTCCTGAGACCACTGGTGGGTTGATCTCCGGCAAAGAAGCTTCTCTTCTGAATAAGAGAATGAAAGCCCGTACAGGGCTTGATCACAAAGATGGTCTGATCCCGGTCTTCAATATGGATGGTAGTCTTGTAGGCTTCGAACAGGCTGTGGCATCTGACATGCTGCCAATGCTGGAGCCAACACAGGATTATGCTGACAGCCTTGGACGCTGGGCCGGCCGGATCCAGGAAGAGAAAGCTGCGCAAGGTCTTAATAAAGAGTTAATCGACGCCATGAAAGCGATTTATGATCGTGACAATGCAAACGGCCGCGGTGATGAGTACGCTGACTTTGGTCGTGAGCAGAAAGACGATGGCTCCTGGGATCTTACTGGTGATCTGCAGGGTGATCCTGTCTGGCGAGAAGCCTATTTCCTTATGCCGAAAGAGGCACGTGAATACGCCGAGGAAGTCTTTGGTGGACCCATCAAAGTACGTCGTGACTTAATCAACAATACGTTTGGTTTCCGATCGGCTTCAGTAGCTGACATCTGGACCGGTAAGTCTCGTCTTAACGAAGAGCTCCGTGAAGGCATCAAAGGCGTCTTTATGGCTACGCCATTCCTGGGTGCAGACGCATTCAAGTATGTGGTGGGCGCCGAAGAGATTCTCCAGCAAGTTGTTTCTGAAGTTAAACACGTAATCGTCGTTAAGAGCGGCGTAATCCTGGCTGCTAACACGATTGCGAACGTGATCCAGCTGGCAACTCGGGAAGTGCCTCTCTCATATATGACCCAGCGGACTCGGTCTAAGTTTGCTGAAATCGAGACCTATCTCAAGAATGAAGATCTCAAAGTGAAGCTCCGAGCTGATGCTCTGGCCTCGAGATCCAAGACAGAGAAGAAGAACATTGAGGCACGCATCGAGGCAATCGATGAAGCCAACCGTAAGATGTCGATCTGGCCACTCCTGGAAGCGAACCAATTCACCACGATTTCCGAGGGTCTGACAGACTCTGACCGGGCACTCATGGACGGGCGGTTTATGGATTGGGTGGAAAAGAAAGCGGGTGAGCTCCCCGGTGGTCTGGCTACCGTGGCTCGGTATAGCATCGTGGCGAAAGACACTGCGCTTTATCAGGGTCTGGCCAAGGGCGTACAGTATGGAGACTTCATCTCTAAAGCCATCTACTACGACTTCCTCACTGAAGAGCGAGGCGTAAGTCCTGAGGATGCGATGCTGAAAATCGATCAGGAATTTATTAACTACGATTTGAATGACTCCCGGGCACGTTCGTACCTCGAGAGCATTGGTCTGACTTGGTTCATGAACTTCAAGCTGCGCTCGATCAAGATTGCTCTGGACATCATCCGGAACAACCCAGCCTCTGCTCTCCTGGCTCTGAGTACAGCCAACGTGCTGAATCTGGATGCGGGATCACCAGTCCTAGATAATGTGGCATCTGTCGCTGGAGACGGGCGTTTGGGTTATTCGATTGGGCCGGGAATGATCGAGGCTGGCTGGAACCTTAATCCCTGGGTGAATCTGACATCTTAAACTTCTATTCTGACCGTCACTGCACTCAGGATGAGCCAAATAACGAACCAAAGAAAGAATGGGACGGTACCTAGCTCAGGGATGCCGCTAACGCTGGCAATCCAATCGTCATAACAATACCAAAATGTCCAAAGAATACCGACCACGGATGAGCCCCTCATGATAAATCCATTCTCTGTTCTGGATCCCAACCACGGACTTTGCCGGTGGTCTCATCCATTGGTTCAAACTTATCGCCGCTAAGCTTGGCAGCCAAATGGCGCCAACGCTCCATCTCATTGAACTCTTCCATGCTGAGGAGACCTTCAGCCCGGAAATGGGAGATCCAATTGAGAGCGCTGACTGCTGCGTGATGCTGAACCTTCGCATGTTCCCAGCGGGTCAATTCTAAAGTCTTGAGTTTCATTTTCTACTCCATAGGGTCGGATTTCTTGAGGCGCGAAATGTGCCTGCTGATAGCCTCCGTGTTGCGCAAACAGAGCCAATTGAGGATCGTAGACAATCCCGAGCAAACGCTTCCTAGTATACCAGAGGATCGCTTGTGCTTCATGAGCCAGATAACCATGCTCAGCTGCCAGCCGGCGCGTCGCATCCGATATTTCAGCATAAAGTTTTGCAGTAACGTTCGCATCTTTCATGCCTCCGGTGGTTCCCATCCAGGCGTGGTACATATGGCCATCAACTGTGACTGGCCCGTCCATCTCAGGATGTAATAAATTTTGGTAAAATGCGCGAGTCTTCAGGCCCTTAGCGTGATCCAGGAAAGGCGTTCCAGTCAGGTATAAGTTGGCTCTGGCTCTAGCGGCTTTATATGTTGAAACGATTGCGTCTTTATATTCATACCCTCGGCGTTTGGCATCGAGCATAGAAACAAGAGAACGAAGATTGCCAACGTAGTCATTATTAGGACTAAGAGCTGCAAACGCAGCCACCACCCGCGACATGGGTTGCCCATAATATACTGCGATTCCGAGAAGGACGCGATGGTATCGTTTATACGCTTGTTTGCCATCGGATATATCCATCTCGTCTGCTTGAGAAAAAAGAATCTCTAAGTTTTTCAACATAAACTTTTTTCTCCCAGAAAATTTACGCGCGGGCGGATGAGCTTTTTAATCCTCGTAATTATATCGCCAAGGCTTCTGATCGTCTTCTCGTTTGATGATCATAATCATATCATCATTAGCGTCCTCAGTGCTTGAGAAGAAATCATTCTGGTAGGCAAACTCTAACAGCTTGGGGGCAAAATGCCCTTGGGCCAAAGAAGGGGGCCATTGGTCGAATACCAGCTCAAGAGCGTCACTGGCTTTGTTGGTGACGACTTTAATCATCACACCCTCAAGTGCCCGGTCTCCGACAGGATAACCGTCGAACCAACCGCATTGAGCTATAGGCAGATCATTCAGATCCACGTCAGATGGATCATCGATGTCGGCAAAAGATACGATTCGATAGTGCATAAAAATTTCCTTATGTTGACACTAAGCAATAAGCTTTAAGATACGATGATCTCTGTCTCGGGATCGAACCGGGACACCTTTGATTACAACTCTTACCCAGGTCGCCGTCTCTTCATCCACGCACGTCATGGGACCCTGTCCCGTTCCAGGCTGCTTTCGCTTTCGCTAAGCGGTTGCGACGTGATTGTCCTCTGTACTCAGAGTAGTTACCTCCGTAGCCGCCCTTGTCGACCGTATGGAGAACCAGGCCTAAATACACCTACCTGGTACATTCGGGATCATCGCATCATAAAACTTAATGAAGAACCAGGAACCGTGCTTTACGGATTTGAACCCTTACTAACACGGCCCCTGGTTCGGGGTGAGGGGTGTTCTATGCCCGAAGGCGTTTCGTAGATCACTAGGCCCTACTCCCTTGCGGGAGCTATTAATGGGCTTCATTCATCGAATGGCACTACGACAAATGAAGCCCGAACCAAAAACTCTGTCACTACCGGCGACCATCTTTCAGAACACCAATATCCAATCAGGTAACCGTGCTCTGCAGCTCTTGGTCCTGCGGATCCCTTACACGGCTCTGGGCGAACAAACCCCCCTCGGCCTTCACGGATCCTGCCCCTCACGGGGTTTTAGTGTTTCAGTGGTTCGTCATCACCGAGAATACGAGCTTGCATCTGCTCATCAAACATCCGCTCAAGAAAGCTTTGTTTAAGTTCAGCAGAATCAAAGCCGATCGTCAGAATGTGATCCAACGGGAGACCCTCTGGAACGCGATAAAGGCGTTTATCGAATTGGGTCTCGATCTTCAATTTGCGTTCGTTGAAGTCTTCAACCAGCTCCACCAGATGCGGGGGTACCCGAATATCCTGATGAGCATGAATCTTGGAATTGAACCAAGAAAGAATGAGATCACCGTCTTTGACGATTTTCTTGATGACGAAAGTTGGAGAGCCACACTTATAGCAGACAGTTTCCCCAATTTTGAGCTTGGTATCAGCCATAAAAGGCTCCTTAAAAAGAAATGGTGGACGTGACGGGAATTGAACCCGCCGCTTCAAACCGGTCCGCCGGACGCCCTATTCGACGATGCACCAATCATTGGCCAGAATATCTGACTGTGACGCGAGCCACGGAACAACATCGTCCTGGGCTGTGAGCATCATGATATGGGAGCGCTTAATGATGACGCCGCCATGGGAGAAATGTTCTTTCAACCCCAGGTGACGCTCCATTGCAGCGTTGGAAGTAGTCTGTTCTTCCATATAGAGGAACATACCTTTGCCGTTCCAGCCAGCACGAGAAACCCGCATTCCCCGCTTTAAAGCCTCGACGGCATGGCCGAAGGCCATAGCCGTCGTAGGCTGATAGGCATCTTCGAAAACCGCTTTAGGGGACCACGAGATATAATTATCGTGGTTTTCATGATTGGGGCCGCCTCCGTCTTTATATTCGACCAGATAGCCTGGAGGCGATCGGTCAGGCATATTGGTTGGCGTAGTGGTGCCCATGTACTGGGCAAACTCTTCCTGGGTCATAGGCGTAGCTTTGACCAGTTTAGTTCCGAAGAAATATTTCATATCGTCCTCTCGGGTGAAATTTGAATGCAGCGTTGATCTCCCTAGGCTCAATGCTGCCAAAGCCAGCCACTTTTTGAGAAAACCTTCCGAAGTCGTAATCCTCGAGGGGATGGTAATGCCCACCTCACTACATATACCCAGTTAATATCTCTGGCCCGGTAGCGCGTCGTGCGAGATTCTTGAAACTTAAGTGCCGGCCAGGGTCTAACCGACTCGGGGATCTCTCCCTCGCCCCTTGTGAAGTAAACCCTCTTGAGAAGATTCAGCCGTTATGCTGCCCTTTGTGGCACAGCTACAGCCCTAACGTATTTCTCTCAGGTGGTGCTTTTGGTCAGGGTTCCCAAGCATCAGCATCTTCACTGCCGATCTTAGTTGTCGAAGATACTCTTTGGCTTTGACGCCGATGCCTCAGTTGGAGCTTCAGGCTCCGCTTCTGGAGGCGTACCGGCGGCCTCCGCGGCAGAAGAGTTATCTTCGACTGGTTTTGGTGTGTCGAACAACGAGCTCTTTTTAGGAGGCTCTGTTGGCGTCACTTGTTCTTCTTGTGCGACAGTCTCAGGAGCGTCTGCACTTGTCTCCGCCGGCGCCGATTCCGGCTCATCTGCTGGGGCAGGTTCATCGGGTGTGGTGTCGACGTCTTTGACGTCGATGGCGAAATCGATATCATGGAATATGTTGGCTGGCTCAGGACCGGTTCCATCTTCTTCTGGTTCTCCAGCTGTTTCTGGAGCCGCATCAGCTTCTTGGATCGTCTCGGCATCTTCAGGACCTTCTGTGATAGCCTCTTCGCCATTGCGGCGATTAGCATCTTCCTGGGCGGCCGTATAGGACGCCACGGCGACCTTAGGCTGTGAAGGTGAGTTTACGGTGATTGGGATGGGCTCTTTGATGATTGTGGCGCTATGGCCATTCTCACCGCGGCCGGCGATGATTTTCACAGGGAGCTCTTCGTCCGGCAATGTCGGGTACATGCCACGGATATAGTTCCGGATAGCTTCCTGGATCTCGGGTTCTTGCAATGTGATTTCCACGTAAGTCTTCCTTTTCTCGGGATCATGTGTTGCAGGGAGCAGGTCACGGTTTTGGTCAGTGACCTTGCGCGGCGAATAGGTATCAATGTCTGGCATTGGGTTTCCTTGGATTGTGGATTAATGTTGGGTTATAACAACTTCCATCCTCGGATTGGCCTTGTCAATGTTTTCTGCATTACAAGACAATGATCTGATATTATCTAAATCATCATCAGTGAGTTTCCCCAATTCGACCAATGCGTCAGAGAAGTATTTGTCGATAATCGCCACAGCGTTCATGAGATCGCGTGTCTGACGATTTGGGGGGTACAGGATATAGTGCAGGTGAATGACGCCCCAGAGGGCTGTCAGGTCCGGCAGAGCCAATATTTGAGGCTTCACGGCTTCTTTGAATTTCTTCTTCGTGGAATCGGCCGTCTGATAGTGCCAGTTCCGGTAGTTATTCATCGTCAACCAGTGTTTCTTGGTTGGCTTTGTCACTTTACCGGATTTCAGAGTTCGGGTGGTTCCTCCCGTATAAAGAGGGAGAACCAAACGGTAATAATGGGGAACAGGCATCGGGGCCTCCTTTGCATCTCAAGAGGCCCCTAGCCCCACTGCTCGCGCTCGATTTAGTTCGCGAACAGCGATTTCCCACCACCCCCTGCGGCACCGCCGGCAGCTTTCGCTGGTCCGGATCCAGCCACTGGTTTCGACCGATCTCGGATCTCTCCGGTGTTCTTTTCGGCCCAGAGGGTGATGAACATGTCTTCTTCGGTGATGTCACCGCCGCGCTTCAGCTCAGGCACCGTCTTGCGGGTGTCTTTGTGGAAGAACTTGTCGAATTCGTTAAATTCACGGGTTTCCGCGATATTAACGTAATCACCGGCAGAGTTCTTTTCCTGCTTGTTTTCGCGAACCATCAGAACGCCGGCCAAGAGTGGCTTCGTCAGAATGGACGTCACGACAGGGAGAGCTTTTTCGACTTCGCCTTTGGCTTCGTAATCGTAGACCTTGATGACTTTCTCTTCGACAGTCTGTTCAGAGAACGGATGTCCAGTCGTCACAAGACAAAGATCGTTAATCGTTTCATAGCCTGGCAGCATGAACTTCTTGCCGTCTTTTGTGTACGTCGGCTTGCCTTCGCGGTTGGTGAACCAAACACGCTCACGGATTTCTTTGCCGTCGACTTCAAGGACAATATTCATGCACTGAGCTTTTGAGCTCGATGCCGGCGTGATGTACGCCATTTTGACAGCTGCGTCATAGACGCCGGAATTGACCAAATAGCCTCCGCCACCAAGGCGGTCTTCCTGTTCAGCAACACCTTCGAGTTCTTTTTCCAAGTCCTGGAACATTTTATTTTACCTTTCGGGTTTCAACGTGACCTATGGCCACCAAAAAACAAAACTCAATTAAACGCCAAAATGTGCGTTCATATGTTCAATGAGCTTTGCAACGTCGTTGTCCATATAGATCTGGTTCCGTTGGAACAGACCGATAGGACCCCGGATTCGTTCACCAACCGTCTCTTTGGTGAGACGTGTTTGGAAAACGTGTTTGTAACCAACCATCTTGTCATCTTCAGTGATGTTCAAGAGTGCTGGATCCATACCTTCAAGTTTCTCGAGAGGGATTCGCTTGGTGGAGACCACTGTCGAGAAATAGGCTTCAATTCCCTGATTGGCGAGCTGGCCTTTGATAGGAACGTATGTCTTATCGTTCAGCGCAGCGTCCTGCTCAGTGCGAGTATGTGCCAAAAATATCACATGCTTGCCGGCTTTGAGTGCTTTGGCGACAGACTGCTGCATGAGGTTCTTAAAGAACTGAGCATACTGCTGCCATGCATCACGACCGTCTTTGGCTCCTACGATGTAGAGGCTTTCGAACATGTCCATCATGAAGGTGAGTGAATCAATGATGACGCCGTCGAATTGTGGAGCATCAACCACCTCGTCGATCGTAGAAGAAATCTCATACGGATCGGTCACGATAGCTGCGCGGAAGTTATGCGGAAACGGCAAGTCTTTACCAGACTCAGTGTTCAAATAACCCCAGCGTTCCTGGTTCGGCAGATTCATCAGCGATGTGGATTTACCAGAAGCGGATTCGCCGCTGATAAGAATTAGCTGACCTGGCATTTATCTTTCCTTTTATGGTTCGGTTTGTGTGGATTTCCGGGCAACCGTCTTTAAGACTGTCATCCGGAGCTCATTTTCAGAGAGCGGCGATTGTAGCTGATCATTAAAGTGAATGACCCGGGCTTCAATTGAAGGATAATCCAATCCCCCATCAAGAAGAGCCAGGGCATATTTGATCATCTGGTTGTTCCGGTTTCCTGGTTCCATACGTTCAGCGAACCAACGCTCCAAGGCCCCAAGATCTTTGAGTTCGGTCATCTGATTGATGTGTTGCTCATTTTTCGAAGTCTTTGGAATGAAGCGTACCGGATCCAGCAAAACCCCACCCATGTTGTAGTGGTGCTGCGCTCCAGGATTAGTCATCCATTTACGCTCTCGCTGGTTGGATCCTTCATCAGAATCAAATGGTAGCCATTCCATGATATTATTCATGAATTGGCGATAATCCTCTTTATTGAGGAATAGCTCATATTTCAGAGGCATCACGATACGGAACCGGTCTTTGCCTTCTTCGCCGTGTCGCTTAGTCGTGTGCGTCATGAACATGTAGTCCCGGAGCATCTCGTGGGCGAATGCGAGTGATGTTTCACCATCGACATCGAGGACAACCATATTGAAGCCTTCAATGACTTTGTCGCCGCGACGATGACCTTCATGGAAACGGTGGTTACACCAATGATGATCAGCCGCTCCGGTAAGTCGCCACATCTGGTCAAAAGGCTGAACTTCTATGGCATAGCCTGTGGCCATATCTTCGCTCACCGTAAAAAGCATCTGATCCGTATTGGTCTCATTGAGGCTTTCGCCGGTGAAGAACTCAATACCTTCGGCAAACGTCTTCTTGATGATGATGTTGTTCTTATATCCCCACGCTGTAGCGAGATCCATGATCTCCCGGCGTTGAGTGCTGCTGGTCTTATAGTACGGAAGATTCTCCGTCAGATCAGCATGAGTCAGCTCCCCGTTGAATGAAGCAATATATCGAGCCAGCTTCACATATGGCGCCTCACGAGAGAGGAGCTTCTTGAAATCCTGGCCAGAGCTCTCAACCAGATGAATAGCCTGATAGAGGTTATCTTCGGTCATTACCGGAGATTGATCCAGAAAGGCGTATACGCCGGCAAGCTTCAGCGCCTTGAAGTATCTGTGACCTAGCTCAGTTTTTTGCAGATCTTGATACTCTTCCAGAGCATCAGCCTGCTCCTCACATAGGAATCGATATTCCAGAAGCAGAATGCCAACATTGTCTGGTACCTCAATCTGGTATTCATGGTTCATCTCGCTGGCCAGCTGAGCAAATCCTCGAGATAGCACTGCGACATCGCTTTCCATTGCAGGGTCTGTCAGGGCTGCATAAACATCTGCAGCTGAGCGCTTCTTCATAGAGCGTTCCTGTTCGCCCCAGGCGAAAAGCATACGGCGTGCGTAGCCAGTTTGAAGAAACTCAAAGAAAGTGTCTTCTGTGGCTCCACCATCCAGTAATTTAGATGGGGTGCCAAAGAGCAGCATATTAGCTGGTGTCGGTGCATCGAGGTCGATACCCCGAGAATTGTCGACAGTGTTTTTCGTCAGTTTTGCTTTGGTCTTGCCCTTATCATAGAGCTCGAGAAATGTGTTCATGATCTCTGCGCTCTGCAGAAGATTAGAACCAACTTCATCGATTTGGAGATTGATCCCGCCACATCCGGAGAGCATCAGTTTCTGGCGAAGCTGCTTCACTGCCGGCACGGTGCCGCTATCGAATGTAAAAGGATACGGACCCGCCTGATCATACTCCCTCTGAAGAGAGGTTTCTTCTGTAGACGGATCCGTTCCCTTATAAGCAGCCCGCTTATTCGCGAGGCGTATCAGGTTCTTTTCTGCAAGACCCTGCATCGTTGTTTCGATGAAACGCTTCTTGAAGCCATGCATCAGCGTGTCTTCAATAATACCGACAGAATGACCCTTACCAAAGCCTGATGTGGCGAGAGCCAGAGCATACAGGTTTACCGGGATCTTACCGCGGTCTTTGGTGATAATCTCCGCTCTCATCGCAGCAGCCATCTTTGCAAGAAAGTAGGCGCACTCAACTCGAAAGAAGTTTCGATTATCGTTTTGAGTCTTCTTGGAAATGATATTGACCATACGTTCCAAGACAGGATGATCGGTCAGCGTATTGAAATCACGCATTGAGGTACCCTCTAAAAATTGAATTCCCACGCTCGTGCAATGAACGCTCTCTGCTGCAGACAGGACTTGTTGGGGACTCTCTGCAGAAAGTCACCTTTCTCGGGGAAACTGGTTAATCTGTTTGATACTCTAGTCGCTGCGTACACAGAGGTGCTGCATCACAATAAGAGCATCGGCGAACTTCGCCTGGGAATGTTTTAATGACACCCACTCCGCCGGCTTTAGCTTTGTGCTGCATAGCCGCAGGGTAAGAATCAAAATTCTTGGTGGCCCGGCCGTTCTTTTGAGCGGTCTCGGGGTTCTTGTAATACTTGTGGACGTCAGGCTGCTTCCACAGTTCTTCTTCCTTGCAGCGAGGCATATCGCTTTCGTGCTTCATAGGCACAGTAGCAAGGATCTCGTCGATCTTCTTGATGATGAAGCGCTCAGTTTCTTCGAGGCTCATCAATTGAACTGGCAGCTCGCTGACGGGGAATGGCGGATAGTTATCAATCCTAGAAGCCTCACCGCGCTTCCAATCTTTGAAGATGAAGTTGATAATCCCAACCTCGGAAGTGATCACTTCTGGATCCAACCAGCGATAAATGCTCAGCTGGACAGCAAAGTCTGATTTCTCAGATTGATTCATTTTCAGCCATTTGTAGGTCGAAGTGGTTTTGTTGTCTTCAACCCGCCCAGCAAACACCTGGTCAAATTGTCCTGAGATCCAGACCTTGGTTCCGTTGGTCGCAGTGATCATCCGGAAACGGCGTTGCTCCAGATAGAGCGGTATTGCGCTGGGGTTTTGCTCGAGCAATTTCTTTTTTGGATTAATCACAAGATTGTCGATTATACGCTGTGATGTACCGATTTTCTTGAGAATTTGATCTCGAGCATCTGAGAAGATTGCACTCTCAATTCCAGAGTGAATTGACTGACCCATCCGCGCAGCAACCAAATCCTGAAGGTCTATCGTACTATCTTCTGGCGGTACACGGTGTCCGAGGACAAGAGCCTTAGTGGGCTTCAAAAGTGTCGTAGCTGAGACGATCGGATTGTCATCTTGAGGTGCATCAACTGGATCATGATCATAGGTATCATGGGCAAGCCATATAGCCATCACGAGGCCCAGATTTGCTTGGTTCGTTAGCGGACGGTCAGTCATTAGGAGATCCTATTCGTTGGCGACAATCTTTGTCGGTTGGGTCCGGCCCATGTACTCTTTCGGCGACATAAGGCCCAGATAATAGATACCAAAAAAGAAGAAATTTGCCACCCATGAAGGGTTTAATTCATACTTTTCTTGGGCTTTCATCAGGGCTGCTTGGCGGAGCGTATCCATCGCATCTGCGTCCATTCGCTTGCGGGTTGTCTCGGTCAAGACGTTGATTTTAACCGCCATGGGATATGGCGCCACACCGGCATCTTCGTTGCCAGGGTGTACTGCTGCAATTTCCACTGCAGCCATCCAGAAATGTTTCTTGTCTTCAGCCATCAGGGTATTCCTCTGCTATTTCTCGGCCTATTCGTTTAATGTCCATTATGGACGCGGAGTTTGGTATACTGTGCTCTTCAGCCCATGTCGGATAGAAGATTGAAGCTTCACCAGAAAGATGAACATCAGGGTGACTGATATCCGGGTGATTTTGCCATTTCACTTCTTCAGAGAGTGTTCGATTGAACCATTCCACAATATGTGAATCAGCCCGAACCAAGTAATACTGGGCATCATGAATCTGGCAACAGATTCTAATGTCAGCCCTTACTGGGTGCGCTCGAACTTTCTTCATAAAAGCTGTGGCAGCACGATTGTTCAACAAGCCCCAGGACTGGCCAAGGGCATTGCCGGCAGTACGAGCCTCAGAGAGCGCCTGGTACGGCGTGTGACGCTTTGTGTTGAGTGTCTGACCCAATAAAGGTGTTCTGACTCTCAAGCCAAAAGCGACAGTGATATAGCCGTTATCTCTGGCTCCTTGGATCTTGAGATCGACCCAATCATCTGAGTGCTTATAGAGTTGATGGTATTTCCGTTCGATATCCAAAGCCTGGACTTTGTCGATGCCACACTGTGTGACCAGAGCATGGTGGGTACCGCCATATGTCAGCGCGAACGTCGGTGCCTTTGAATCTTGTCTCTCCTGCGGATACTTAACAGCAATAGAATTGATGGAAGAAACAGAAGCAGGGTCAATGTCGGGCATATTATCGCCAAAATAAGAATAAGCGCGTAGACAATGACCATCATAACCATCGGTATAGACTTTCAGTTTGTTGGGATCTTTGGTCGTCAGTGCTGAGATCTTATCCTCGAGACTATCGAAGTCGAGACCCATGAAAAGATATCCAGGAGGTGCCTTCACACATCGTTTGATGTACTTAGCGAGTCTGGACCCAGAAGGAATATTCTGAAGGTTTGGATCCGAGGAGCTCAATCTGCCTGAGACAGTACCACCCAAGTTAAAAGAACCATGAAGATAATGCCATCCATCTGGACCTTTCCGAGCATTCTTAAATGCCGGGATAAATGTCGATAAGAGGATACTCACGTCTTTATATTCGATAAGGGCATCGAGAAGTTCGAGCGTGATTACATCATTCGTATGGTTCTTTAGGTTCTTTAGAATGGCTCCTTTAGTTGATGGAGCACCGCTGTCTGTTTTTCCAAGGACTGGGAATCCAAAGAAGGCTGGATCAAATAGCAAGCCAGCCAGCTGAGTATCGCTGCCAGGATTAAACTCGGCAGTGGCGTCAGAAAGGGTAACCCTTTTCTTTTTGAGTCGAGCGTTCCACTTGGATATTTCCATTTGTCGAAGGTGGTGACGGTAATCTTGGACAACTTGGTTCCCCTGGATTGTAGCTTCTGCCTGGGCCTTGAGCTTCATCAGCTCAGCTTCGGATCCATAAACAGAAGGCATGTGAACAGGCAGCCCAGTGAGCTGCATATCGATAATGTCGATGAGAGACGGCCGGAAGATTTCTTTGTACACCGACATCTGATCATCAGCGATCATGATCGGCATGTTCTTTTCATAGACGTACCAGGTACTTAGAGCATCCACCAAGTTGTATTCGAGGAGCTCTTGGACCGGGATTTTTGTGATGTCTTTAATTTCCTCAACAGCATAGTTGCCTGCAAATTCAACAGCTTGATCTTTAAGGCTAAGCTTATTTCCCGAAGTTGAGTTCGTAGCCAAGTAACTGATGATTTTGGTATCATGGATCATTCCCTCACAAGCCAGAACATCGAAAATCTCTTCGTAATCGTACGCGCTGGTGTCTTTAGATAGTTGGTGGATAAGCACGCTTAGGTCGTAACTGGCGTTGTGAAAGATCAGCCGGCGTTCTCTGCCCCTTTTGTACGTTTCATGAAACCTGGTGAAAAAATCAATAAGAATCCGACGTACATCTTGGTTTGGGAAATTTGGTGCCCAATCAACTTGGAAAGCAATACCCTCATGCTTGTTCCAAGCGAATGCAATGCTGGCGATACCGGCATCATCAATATGCAAACTAAACCCTTCGATGTCACACGTCACCCGCAACTTATTCACAACGATGTATGTTAGTGCGTTTCGAATTTCATCGAGTGTCTGGGGATAATAGCATTTTTTGATGATGCCAGTTCCAGGATCCTTGTATTTACCCTGTCTATCCTCGATCACAGATTTCATTGCTGTGGTAATGGATGCTTCGGTCTTCACTGGATCATAGAACGCCATTTTGTGGTTTGGGATAAACCCAACCCGCAAATGTTTAAGATGCTCGAAGTGGTCCTCATGGGGAGGTGTTAGAGAGCCCACTTCGAGCGCCGCTTTCGCGGAACCGGTAAAAGTCTTGTAGTAATCGGGATTAGCGATCAATACGTGCTTAATTTTGGTATGCTTAAGCTTCTCGAAAAGCTCGTTGAACCACTCACGACGTTCAGCAACTGAGAGTGGCTTCTTTTTCTTTTTGGGACCTGACAGGAGATAGGGCAGCTGAACAGCTGCAGTACGATCGAGAATGCGCTTTGCTGGCTCTCCTTGAGCGATCAAGCCTTTATCGAGATAGGTTCTCTTCATCTCTGCATAATCAAGTTCATATGAGAGAATGAGGATTTCTACATCGTTAGGCTCAAAGTCGTTTGAAAAGCCAATCCATCGCATCAGTACGCTGTCCGTCTAAAAAGGAACCGATTGATAGGATCGTCGACACGGTTGTAGTGCGCGAAAAATGAAGCTTTCGCTTTATCTTCTGGATGGAACTTTGAGTCTTCATAGAAGGCTGTATCGTTCTTCTGGCAGAAGAGATCCAATCGGCTCAGTGAGTCTGAAAGTTGCATAAGGCCCCGCGGTGCGTTGGCACAGTATCGACTGGGGTTGCCTTCAGCAAAGCGCTCAAGGGCTCCCAGGAAATGGGCGATATACGTTGTGTGTTGCTGAACCTCAACACGGTTCAAGCGGAGAAATTCTGCTTCTTCCTCGAGGCTGGGATCGATGATTTCGATACCATCTTTGCCATAGGCGCCGTCGACAACGAAGAGCTCAGACTTGTAATAGAAACCGTGTTCGGATCCCCCAAGGACCTGGTTCTTCTCAACAAGACGTTTAGTCTCTTGACCAATGAGTTCCTGTTCCCGTGCCTCAAGTGAAGCTTGAATTTCAACGAACACCAGCTTGGAAATGAGATCGTCTTTCCAAGCTTGGATCAGTTCATCGTCTGTATGGCTCATGGGATATACAAACCTCTCTGATTTTGGTGAATGCCGCGGTCATAGACATAGATTCGTTTCCGCGCACGAGACGCACCAACATACAGCATACGGCGTAGCTGGTTTACATCTCGAGACGTGAAAATATCATCCATGATCAGAATGACCGAGTCATAAGTCGAGCCTTGAGCTTTATAGACTGTCGAGGCTTCACGGTTACGGAGATCGATCCACTCTTCCTGGAGCTTGTAGAACAGCTTCCAGTTCCGGAAATTTTTCGACTTATAATGACGTCGAAGAGAATCCCATGCATCACGATTAGCTGGATATTTCACAGTGTATCGGGAAGTGAACGCAGAAGAAACTTCCACCATATAGGCATCCAGAGAATTGTGATCATCGATCTGAACCTCCTCAGGACCATAGACGCCATGAATTTTGACTTGCTCTTCGACATTGAAAGATGCCTGGGCAGAGAGTGGAAAGTGGGAGTTACAAACCATCCGCTCACCCACAGTCGGATAATCAGGCAAACCACGAATACCCCGGATAAAATGGTTATAACCGATTACTGCTTTGTTGGTGTAACAAAGGATCCGGCAAGCCAGCTCAGGATCGTCTGCTTTCATGGTTCCATTAGGGCCGTAGATGCCCTCGATGAGTAGCTTCAGCTGATCGCCATTGATGAAATCAATCTCACCCGGTGCCTGCTTCCATTTTGTAAGCTGGTCTTTCGGCCGCTCGAGAAGAATATCTTCTTTGAGGCCCTCACATAGTTCCTGCAGCGCCGGCGAACCAGCGTTACGGACAGGCGTTGTAATCTCGTAATGGCGGTTTCCAATGTCAGCGAGAGCCACGGCAGGAGAAAGCTTCTCCATAACCGGCGGCAATTGATTTTTGTCACCGACATAGATGATCTTACAAGTTTCGTCGGTCGCTTCCTGAAGGATCATATAAAGATCTTTATCGATCATAGACGCTTCATCGATGAAGAGCATCACATTCGAATGGATCTTATAGTTGTTGGTTCGCTTCAGGTAAGTCTGACCGGTCGAATAATCCGTCATAGGGACCACACCCAAGAATGAATGGATTGTCTTGGCTTGCCGGCCAGTTTGCTCACCCAAAACCGCAGCGGCTTTGTTAGTGGTAGCTGTCAGCATCAATTCCATGGGTGTTCGCTGAAGCGACATGGATTGATTGTACGCACTGATTGTTGCCGGCAGGAGACTGACCAGTTCACGGGTCAGATAGGTCTTACCAACACCAGGGGATCCAGTCAGGAAGAATTCCTTGTCCGGACCAATGATGTAAGTGGCGAGAGTATCTGCCGCTTTTTGTTGGTCAGCGTTAAGTTGGGGAGCTGGTTGGGTCATTATTTTTCCTCGATCAGAGCGCGGTCTGAATCTAAAATTTCAACATTCTCCACGCTCGTCATACCTGAGGATAACCATTCCCAGACAATGTCAGCTGGCTCGAGATCTCCCGAGTCATCAACAAACCATTGCGGAACGTTGACTGAAAGTGTGCATTTTACCGTAGCTTTTAGCATCAGTCTTCCTCGATATTAATGAGAGTGCCATAAGGCACTTCGGAGTTTGGATTACCTGAGACCACCCAAATAAGAGGTGGGCCTGGCGGTTCTTGTGGGATCCCCACATACAAGTCAGTGAAGACAACGATAGCATTGGGCATATGCTCTTTAGCGTGAGCCCAGACTTCTTTTAGATTGGTTCCACCGCGGCCGGTGACAACAATTTTCTCGAACTCATCGTCTTCTTCAAACTCGTAGAAATCCTGAAGCTTGGTATCAAAAGTGATTAGCACAAGCTTCTCGGGATTATAGGTATCCTTGATGTATTTCACTTCCGAGTTGAAGCGTTTGATCTCTGCATCTGAGATGGAACCAGAGACATCCAGGTAATAGTGGATCAGCTCCAAACCAGACCGCCCGACACGGCCCGGTAGCATTGGATCGCTATATCGGCGGTTCGGTCGGCTATAAGAATATTCTACGGAAGAGAGTGCTTCAAAGAAATTGACCAGGATCTCTTGCCAAGGAAGCTTCGGCTTGAGGAAATCCTCAATCATCTGCTTCACTTCACCTGGCATATCACCGTGGTTTTTGGACATCTTGGAAGCGGTCGACGCATTGTGGACATTGCCAAATGCTTTTTTGGCAATCTGGTCAGGGGTCATACCTCCCTGCATCGACTCAGGACCATCTCCGGCCTCGAAGAAGTCACCATCCTGAGGATTGACGACTTCTACCTTGTTGTCCATCAGCCAGTCGTAGACTTGATCGGTGGTCCAGCCATCGAACTGGGAATCCATCAGGTAAGGAAACCCATCCATGTAATAGCCGCCAGACTTGAGCATATTGTTGATTACATAGTCTGCAGCGACATTCCAGATATAAGGATGTCGTTTCTCTCGACGTCCCATGTGCTGGAAAGCGATATGCCAAGCTTCGTGTGCAAGCACAGTGACTTTGCTGTCGCGATCCAGGGATTTAAAGAATTCTGGGTTCCAGACCATGAACACGCCATTTGTGGCGGCTGTTGGAATTGAACGATCCCATTTGAAAGAGATCGAGGCTACAAGAGGACCCAAGAAACCATTCCATTTCTTCTGGAAGAGCCGAACTTTCACAGCATCCAGCATACGATTGAGCTCAATCATATCACCTTCAGTTACTGGTTCGTCGGAGATATAGTCCTCAGGATTGAATGTGGGTTGGGTCATAAATCACCTATGAGCGGTTGGCTTTAGAGATGATCTTCATAGAGAATTTGCGGAATTCTTCGCTCTCGCGGTCCATATTAGGCAGACGTCGAAGAATGTGCCGGCAGAAGAGCATTTGGAATTCGCCGCCAAACTTTTGAACGTAAGGCAACACTTTTTCCACATCTGTCTTTTCGACTTCTGCACCAATCCAGGAGATCACAGCGAACTTAGCTGTAGGTTCTGGAGGTGGGGTCAACGCCTCATTGATTTTTGGATCAATGATGTGATCCCACTTGGGAAGGTCATTATAGACCTCACAGAATGAGATAAACTCCATTCCGGCGCCGGAACCAATAGTGCCACAGATTCGCGGCTGGTGAGCCGAACGATCAACAGTGACGTTATTCATGGTTCGATTGAGGAATTCCCAAGTCCGTGGACAAGCAAACGTATGGTCCTCATGGTCGGGGTTGAAGTTCATCAGCATGTTATTGTCGAAATTGACAAAGGCGGAGATCCGATGATCGATATTATGTTCAAGAGCCCACTCAGTCCACTCATCAACAGTGATCTGAAGCTGGTAATGAACAAGCCGCGACTGCAAAGCGGTCGACATCTTGTGGACCACCGCCTTATCCGTGATCAGGTTACCGCAAGCGATCATTCCACAATTTGGATGCAGGTTGAATGAACCAACCTGACGATCGAGAATGATTTTATACGCCGCGGCTTGAACGGCTTTATTGGCGGAGCTCAGCTCATCGAGGAGCAGAAGCCAACCGTTCTTGCGGGGAATTTGTTCTTCAGTAAGAGAATTCGCTTTATCGCCCATCCGAGCAAGAGCTTCTTGGTCAATCGGAAGAGGCTCTCCTTCCAGGGGGAAGATGTTGAACGGCGTGAACACAGCCTTATCGCCTTCCCGCATGGGATAGCCTTGCAAATCTTCTGGGGTACACTGGCTCAAACGAATATCGATCAGTTCGAGATTGTGCTTTTTAGCGAATTTTTTCGCGGAATCGGACTTACCGATACCCGGCGATGAGCGGACATAGGGCACCAGTCCTTTGCTGATACAAACCTCATACTCTTCCTGGAGCTGAGTGTGTCCGATAAAGTTTTCCATTGCAGTCATTGGGAGATCTTTCTTGGTTCTTATCCGTAGACTTTTTCCTCGATTTGTTCATCAGAGAAACCAAGGTTTTTCCAATAAGCGATACGGATATCGTCTAAAGACATTTTCATGTGAGTGCCGAGTAATTGATTGGCAATTCGGCGAGTGCCTTGCAGAGCAGGCTGCGCTCCGTGACCGGTTGATGCGCCGGCACGGGTTAAGCTCCATCGCTCTTCTACAACAAGCAAGAACCAGTAATGATTGCGAGCGAGGCTGATACGATGGATCTTTGTCCGAGAAGACATCTCTTTAAAGGTCACATCATACAGCTGCTCGATCGCATCAATGTGTTTCTGCTTACGCTGAGCGGGGTTTTTAGCGACAGTCTGGCCGCAGCAAGGGCAAATATCTAATTGCTTTGCTTTCACGGCCAGACCTCTACTTTTTCGCTTTAGGGCGCGTTACCTTGTGGATGAACTTGATGATCTGAGGCGCGTCGTACGCGTCTTCTTTCTCAGTATCGAGTTCTCGAATCGACATCATCTGAGGGCCTTTATTCGAGGTGTAAGTCAGAAGAACATCGCCGACGAGATACTTACCCTTCTCGAGTTTGACCTGAGAAGAGGCGCCGCCAGTGAATTTCACACGAACGGTGTAAGGCATGACCTTCCGGACTTCCTTGAAGACTTTAAAACCGTCATCAGTCTTGAGGACGATACCGTCTGCGTCTTCGCCGATCCAGGTACCGATGACGCCGGTTGCGACGTCTTTATAGAGCTGTGCCATTTGAGTGTTTCCTTGTGCTGGCGGAGCTGAGGACCGTTTTGGTCCGAGAAAATCTTCGAAATCGTAACCGAATTCTTCGCAATGAGCGGCGACCCGGGCATAGACCCCAAAAAGAGATAGCCACCAAAGGTGGCAACGCTTTTCAGATGGAAAATCCAAATTAGGATAATAACCCATCATAAAAAAAGTGATCCAGGCTGTCTCATGGCTAAAATCTTGCGCATGAAAAGTGAGGAATTCTTTCGCAAAGTTATGCCCTGCGAGCCATGCACTTTGTGCCCATCCTTCGTGATGATAGATAGGATGGCTATGCCGGCTGGCCAAAAAGCCTTCAACGCCGCGCATAAAAAAATAGGGATAACAATCTTGTCGGAGTGCTTGATTGTATTCGGTGATATTCCGGATATCGTTAGGCCACCAAGCCTGACCTGGCTGTTGATGCAGACGATCTGCAAATTCCACCAGATTTATATATTGTGCCATTTGGGAGTTCCTTAGTCTGAGTGGACGCCATCAATAAAGATAGCAAAGGGTCCAGTGATAATATGGACCGCAACGAAAGAGAGAACGATCGCGTATCGAGGATCCATATCTGGCTCCTCTTTTTTGTAATCGGCCATCATTTTTTCTAACGCATGTCTATTCGACAGAGCATTAGGCCAGCCTCGAGCCCAATCTATGGTCATTATGAAAATACCTAGAGAGGCCCAAAACTGGACTATCTCGAAGAGCCACATCACTTTTTGCGAGTGCGCTTCTTGGCGCTCACTTCTTCTGTTGGTTCTGGCAGAGCAGTGCTGATCTTCGTCGATGCGTTTTCTTCACCAGCATCTGGATGGCCTTCAATGACCACACGCCCCGTAGGGCTATAGACAAACGTCTCTTGTCCGCCGAGGTCCCAGTCGACCACGTTTACGCCTGCCTTGGAGGTGCCGTGTCGACGGAGTCCGACAAAGCCGGACCCCATCTTCGCAAATACCTCACCTCGTCGCAGGTAAGCTTCATGTTGGGATTGAATGCCACCCTTATTCAGGATGACGATTGAATTCTCAATGTGCTGGAACGTCAGCTCCGCTGTCTTGGACATTGTCTTGGGTCTCTTCAGCTACGGCGTCACCGTCAATAAGACGGTAGCCTGGTTGATTTTTTGCGTAGTATCCCGCGGCGCCTTTGATTGGCAGCTCGCTCATACCCGCAAAAACAAAGCCCTCGAGTTCGCTATTCAGCTGTTCGCCGAAATGCTTAATCTCTTTGGCTTCTTCGTTGATGTAATAGAACCGTGGTTCGGACATTGGGAGATCTCCGTTTCTGAATGAATGGAGATACTATCTTTGTCCTGGCCATTAGGCAAGGCTCCGGCTTCGCCGGGCCTTGCCTAAGGCCGTAAATTCTTGTGAATGAACATCATAAATCTGATGATCACCCCCGCAAAACAGACGACAATCAGCGCCGCTGCTACTTCATGTATCATTGAACTTTGATCCTTTTGGGATTGTGTTTTCGTTTTTGTTTGACGTTCCTGGCTTTCTTACCATTCGAGGTCAGATGCCAGTTACCGCAGATGTTGCAGTTATAGGTACTCAACCCGGTTGCGTTATGGCGAATAGCCATTTCGGCAGTTTCCTCAGTAACAAACGTACGTTTCCTTTTGCACTTACGTCGAACCATTGCGTCATGTGCTTTTAATCGTGACAACCCAGCGACCCTCCTCATTCTTGTGGAGTCGACCTTCAGCGTGGGCCACTCCCCGCTCCATTGCCTGTTTCTGGCAATAGAAGTTAGGAGAGTACCATACGGCAGGGCTGATGTTGATGTACTGCTCAAAAGAAAGTCCGTTGATATGCGCCAGAGCACGCACTGCAGCTTCATTCAGAGGGTAATTAATGGCTGCAGCTGTAAAACCACAGTTCCGGAAATCTTCTTCAGTCGCCTTCGGACGGGTTTTCATTTTCAGACACAAGTTCACGATGAATTCCCTCCTCTCCGTAGATGCGAATCATTTCTCCGTCAGATTTATTCTCACGGTGTTTGATCCATATGGCGCAGAGCGCGCATAAAGAACGCCCCCTGTCCTGGTTCCACCATTGCTGGTATTTCTTTTCCATAGGCTCACCGCAACAGGTGCAGGTCATGGATGTCGCTTTTTTTGCCATCATTTTTCCCTTTCCAAAGTGAGTCGTATTTTGACGACTTTATGTTTGTCTTGGAATGCCAGGTGATTGAAATCTCTGGCCTCCTGCCGGGTTTTGAATGAGCAAAGCTGTCCCTTGAAAGATACGAAAACAGGGCCATCACGGCCCTGTCCCAGTAATCCCCACAAGAGAAAGCTTCTATTTGGTTGGGTTGGATCCAGCATTGGCAAGAAGCTCCGCATAATGATTGACGCAATGACGATCCAAATGCTTAGGAAGTTCTGAGCATTTAGCATGACACACGAAGAAATCTTCCCCCTCAACAGCAAGGCAGAGTTCTGCAGTCAGTTCAGCTACTTTCTTCCGGTCTTTTTCGGATTGATCACCGAGCCACCAAAAGACTATTACCGCCATCACCAGGAGAATACAGACGCCGATATCATTCATTGAACCACTCCGGTTCTTCCCGCCATTCCAGGATGGCAGGTCGTTCTTGCTTTTCATCGATGACCCCTCGCCAGGAGAGCTCTTCTTCAGTGAAGGTAATCCGCATGTTATCGAGAGCATGAGGCATGTGCTTCATCTGGTTCGCCGTAGCGTACCCATCGAGGGCACGCACGATCAGGCGGAGTGATTCCGCCGGGACTGTGATCATTTTCATGGTTCTAGCCTTTCTACTTGAACATGTGGGTTAGGTGATTGGGGATCCAGAACCAATCTTTTGGCCTAGAGTCGCGAGAGTTACTAAAAACCTCAACCTCTCTGTTATTGAAAGCCAAAGCGCACGCAGTGAATGCGCCATTGTCTACAAGACAAGCTGCGGTATGGCCTTCCAGCTCGTCATGGCTCTTGGGAGGGCCAGTGAAAGGAATGGCATTTTTAATCAGCCACATCTCTTTCGACATGTCTGGTGGATTTAGGTATCGTCCCATTTTAATTCTCCTATGAGAGTGCGTAATCCGCATTGAGGATTGAATCGGCGATATTGCCAATTTTCTTGAGTTCCTGGCGGCGCCCAGTGATCTGAGTAGCGATGTCGCCAAGAATGTTTGATGCGCAGAGATCTCGCATGATGCGGTTATACTGCCGGCGCAGATCGTTTCCGTAATTCGGGTGAACCCGGAAGCAATCATGGATCGCCAAAACAGGGAAAGGATCCACTGGAAGTGTCTGGATCAGCTCCATCACAGCGTGTGCTGAGACGATATTGACGTTTTTCTCGTCGATCAGGTCGAGGACCCGAGCAGAGAGAAAGCCAGAAGCCAGGTACCGTTCCCAAAGGGCTCTCAATTCTTTGTCTTTCTTCCGGCCATGGCCTGAAGCAGACTTACGACGCTCACGTCGTTTGATCGCAATGTTGCAAGCGCTCTCGACTTCACGAATGCGCTTAGGATTGTGGTAGCACCGACGCACCACCTCTCTGACAATCATCCCATCGATCGAGTGAACGATATTTGGAGAGAGTGACAGGCCTTTAGGTGTACCTTTGGCTTGCTTTGTGAACACCTCCACTGGTTCCCCGAAGAACTGGATCTCATTGATCATGTTCTCTTCGACAGCCATTGAGACTTCAAAGCCGTCCGGAACCACCCACTCATGTTCGGTGGCCCAAGACTGCCAGAGACCCTTCAGAGCCAAGTTCAATGACCATGCACCTGGGATCTCGGTCTCCATGATATAGTAGAAGAGCTTCAGAGCATCTGATCCTTCACCGAACAGCTGCCGCGGCATAGCCACAGAACCATAGAGCGATGTCATAATGGCTTGCTTTAGGTCTTTACGTCCCGCGGAGAGATTGAAATCTGCCTGGGTCTGCATGTCACCGAAGAGAGACGTATATGCGTCTTCTCTTTTACCGGTGTTCAGTATCCCGCACCGACGAGCGGATTTTTCACAATTGGCGAGGACAGACAGTATTTGAAGTCCGGACGAGCAGGCGTCCAGTGCAATCGCATAACCCGTAGGGTTCCCATCAAGAGTATCTCGGTATGCTTGAAGTCCCCCAAAATAAAGGGCTGGTTCATCTGCTGAATCAATGAGTTCAACAAGTCTGCCTTCAGATTCTCGGGCATCGAACCACGCAATGCGGTCATCGAAGTTGAGTTTTTCAAGGTCCTGACCATTATGGTCTCCATAGTTAGAAGCGATATCGATCTTGAGATAATCAAGAGCGGAGTATTCTGTGAATGTGAATGTCATGTACGGCGTGCCTTTCCGTTGAACTGCTCTTTCGGCAGATAATAAGTGTGAAGAGTTTGAATCCAGAGATCAAAATACCGGATAAGCATGTCAGCCCGGGCATGGGTGAATGCATGATATTTCATGAAATCCGATCGATTTTGGACTTTGTCTGCAAGCAGCAACCAAGCGCAAGCTTCAGACATTGGTCCAAGATATTTAAAGAGATATGTCCTGGATCCCCGATAGGTAATATCATCGGTTTCAGGACGGCATAGGTATGCCGTAGCAAATTTCATCATCTCAGCTGCCAAGATATACGAATGCTTTCTTTCATAGGTGAACCCTTCGGTCTCTACTAAAGGATGAAGGCAGAAAGCTTGATGCTCTACGTCAGGACGTTGCCATCCGACCAGAAGACGGCAACCTTCCTTGATATGCTCCATTTTGTGCCGGCCGGAGCGGTCAGCATACTCACCACGATAATGATCAGTGATGAGTTTATACTCAGCCGTTTTGTGCCATAATGTCATGCTTTTACCTTAAAACGTTGGTTCTCGAGGCTAAGCAGCCGAGGTATGCTTTCAGCTGCATGTTCGAGGTTTTTGCGAGAGGCTGGAATTACCCCACGGTACATGAGGTCTCTGAAGTACAGCGCTTGAAGCGTGTCTTCCAAGATCATCTCAAGTTTGTCTCGTTTGATAATTTCGTATTTGCGAGAATTGTGCGGCTTTATCGAATTAGCTTCGACCGCAAAATACAAGCCATCCTTATTAGGGAGGCTTGTATCGAAATCCACTTTCCATGCGTTGGAAAAGGCCTTTGGATCCATTTTGTATCCCCAGCCTGGTTGATCACCAATATATACAAACATCAGCTTGTCTTTGATCGACGGGTTCTAGCTTGGATATGTGAAGAGCGATTTTCCAGGATATATTCGAGATCTTTGATATCTTTTGGTTCCTGGAGATCGAGCTTCATTCCAAGACGACCACATCCCCAATAGATACAAGCTTCTTGGTTCCGACGGCACATAACAACAACGGTATATGCCGGTGTCATTGCGGCGCCGCCTACGCCTCCATATCCAAGAGCTGTGCTGCTCCATTGCTCTGGGAACATGATAACTTCAAGTTCTTCATAGCGAGGACGTCGTTCAGCATATGGGGCATCTCGAGGGTCAATACCCTCCTTTTTCATTGCCACAGTCCAACGCTGATATTTGATTGGAGATAGATCTCGATGAATAGCCGCTCCCATTGCTTCAGTGAGCGTTTTGGATGGATGTTCAATTTGCATTATAAGCCCTCCTTTTGAGCTTGGGTATGAATGAAATCCCGCATTGTTTCAGCACTAGCCTCCCTCGTTCTGGGGCGGGAGCAAGCGATCCCGTTGTTTGTGAAAATCGTTGCGCCCGAACGCGTGCTCAACAGCGCTGACCAATCGACTTGCGGCTATGTCGCCGTTCTCGCGTTTGAGCAGATCAGTGTGATACTTATCGAGCGCTTTATCGATGTTGTTCAGTGTGTCCCGCCATCCACTCACCGCGGGTGTGGCTGAGAGGGTGGCATCGGCGTGCGCCTCATAGTCGCGCCACTTAGGCCGGTCTTCATGAACATGGGGCACGATGTCGTCAGGGTCATAATCGTCTGCTTCGCAGATCGCCCGCGCCACCCGCTCACGCACGTCAGCGGCAGGCTGGGCGGGGGTGAGGGCGGCAGTGGCTTTTTCGTAGGCCGCAATCTTTGCCTCCAGCAAGTTTGCCAGATCTTTTATGAGCGGCTGGGCTTCTGCCTGCGGCTGGATGGTAAGAGCGTCAATAACGTCCGGCACCATCTCCATAACTGCTTCTTGCGCTATTTCGGCATCATCACATGTACCGATCTGCCACCTTTCAAAATGCAATTTTAGTTTTGTTACCAGCTCTTGCGTGTTGGTTGATTGGGTCATGAGTTGATCGTCCCGTTGTGAGTGAATCGAACACAGAAACGTAGAGCCTCTGCCATGGAGGTGTTCATCTCCAGGGCCAGATCGTGAAGCTTACGTCTGTCTTCAGCTTCGAACATCGCCCCGAAAGGGCGATATCCTTTGTAATCGAATTCTTCCTTGGCTCGAATGACCTTACGACCGTCACTCATTAGAATTCTTTTGAATGCTCAGAACGCGTCATTTCAGAGAAGATGATACGACTGTCTCCAGGATCTGATTTAAGACCCAAGCTTTCAGAAGATCCCCAGACACTCATTTGGAAGTCTGAGTTTGGTCCGACGAATCCAGCTGACACTGGCTCCCCGATATCTACCCCGCCATATTCATTGCTGAAATGGCGTATCATCCGAGGGACGTCACCAGTCATATTCTTATGGGGAATGTGATTGGGGAAGATGAGCGCAGTTTTGTGCCCATCCTTGTTTTCGAACATGACGTATTTCATTTGAAGTCCTTTCCTGCTGTGCCTTTGGTTGGAACATGATTAGCCCAGCGTTTGATCACTTTGATCACCTGCCGCCGGCGCCACCAATTGTCGTCACGTTTATCGAGATAGAACATCACAACTTCACCGAACATGCCGTCATAATTGACGTCTTCGGCTTTGGTGTAGCATTCGAGATACTCGGCTAAACACATGGCATTAGAGTTTGGATTCATGTTTCTCTCATCATGATGAAGAATCTTGAGCATGGTTCCAGGCGGCAGCTCTAATTGATACTGCACCCGGGCTGGCCATAGTCTATATCCCATGGATTAATTCCTTATTGGCGAATTCAACGACAGCCTTGTTCCAGGACGTGCCTTGATAATTGACATGGTATCCTTGGCAGTAGGTTCTGCCCCGGCGATCATATTTGTGGGTGAGCCAGAATCTGTCCCGGATCCCCATCAAAGCGTGCATGACATCCTTGGAGGACTGATCATACTTCTCGAAGGCTTTCCGGCGCAGCTCAAATTGGGCTGGTGTTTCACCTGGCTTGCGTCGATCGATATGCTTCCACTCGTTGTCGATGAGCTCTGCCGTCTGCATGTTGAGTGTTAGAGGGATGGAGTTCATACGATTCAAGTGGTCAAGACAGACGTCAGCCTGCTCGTAGAGCGGAGCCTGCCGGCCAGCTTTCAAGACAACGAGACCTCGGCCTGTTTCACGTGAAACATATCCATTTTGGGTGTTAGATCTCAGCACTTTGGGCTGAACCACCATCGGTAGAGGATATTGATATCGATCGAGCTCTTGGCGGGTGATATGATCAATGTCCAATCTGATGATGAACATCTGCTGATTCATGGAGTAATCGACCAGATCAGCATCGACACACTCTTCCAGAGCGTGGGCACATTCTTGCATGGCGACGTGCTTGCCGGCATCAGTGAGGAACTCTTTATAGAGGATCCCGATGAGCGCACCTGGTGTGGCACGTTTCATCATAGCCATGGTGGCACAGAGCTCGATGCAGAACTTGGGAGTGACAGATTCTGACATCCCTTTGCCCTTTACGAAGTCGATGAATTCGGGAGACCCGAACCAATCTCTGAGCCGTGGCTTGAGCTGATTTTTGTCGAAGAGTTTCTCGAGCTCTGTCTCTGCTTCATGGAATGGAGCGTCGTCGAGACGAGACTGATCGAGGGCTTGGTACGCTACATTTTGTCTGGTCACGAACTCAGGTTTTGTGTCCTGGGTAGGTGAAGAGAATAGTCCTTGCGACATGGTATTATCCTCTTACTGGATCTTTACAGGATAAAGACCAGCATTTTTAGGTTTTAGGGGTGATTTGCGAAAAAGGGCTCTTTTGGCCCTTTTTAGGTTTTAGGTGAGTAGAGCTTGCTTAATTCAAGAATTAGCTCTCTGACACCGTCTTCGTGACCTTCGTCTTCAGCTTCCTGGAAGATCTGCTTTGCCAGGTCTTCAGCGTTGCCTGTGTCCCAAAGTCGGTCAACTAGGGCTCCAGCAATGAATGAGTTAGGTACGTCACTCACGCTTACTTCAACACTTAAACTATCTGCCATGGTTTTATCCTTAAACTATCTTCAGTCGGCAATCCGCCGCCCCACCCGAAGGGTGGGAGCGGCGGTTGCCTCGGGGCTTGGAGTTCAGCTTAGTTGCCGAACAGTTTCCGCAAGCGATCGCCCTCGGACGCGACAATGTCCTGAGCTTCCGCAGCTGCGGCGGCGTGATCGGTTTCCTCACGGTGGAGCTGAAGGTAAATGCCTTTCTTGAGCTTGAGCTCGCCCGACTCTTTGTCGACAGGGGTTCCCTGCGGTGAGTAGAACTTGCTTTCGCCAAGCTCGAGGGTATTGGCATCAGCATTCAACATTTCAACGAACGCATTGTTGATTGCGTTGACGCGGTTGAAATCCTCATTGGAGGTTGTCACATCGCGATTAGCGTTGAATGCTTTCAGCGGCCGTCCGGTCAGGATCCGGATTGGCTCAGCACCGTCGGAGTCGACGAGCATGGTGTTTACCCAAAAGTCGATTGGCTCTTTGGGCTTTTTGTCATTCCCTGAAGTTGCGGCCTGAGCTCGCGTTGTTGGTTCAGAGAAGCGTGTTGTTTCAGTACGTGCCATTGTCTCAATTTCCTTATTCTGAGATATAGTGGTGGATTTAACGATTTTACGGAGTTTGCCATCACGGACTTTGTTCTTGGCTGTAGTCTCGACATTTCGAGCAGCAATTCGAACGGCTTCCGAAAGAACTCGCTGTGCGGCGAATTTCATCATCTGCGTTTTAAAGTCTGCCATGAGCTACTCCGTGCAATCAGCAAGCCGGCACTGCCGGCTCACCAAAAAACTCAAATGACATCAGGGAGCTTTTGCTCCCATGCATTCAAGGTAGCTTGGGTATCATTGTCGAATTCGTTGAACTTGGAGTTCAACTCAATCGAGTTGTTACCAAAGTCGATCAGCGCTTGGCGCTGCTCTGTCTGGAGGTTCATCCGGCGGACGACATCTTTGGTCTCAGAGACCAAAGCTTTTGTTTCGGCGCTGCGGACTATCGACTTGTTAGCATTGGTGATCATGGTTCCAGCTGTTTTCACAGTGGTAGTGACAGGACGGAAGACCCGACCGATAGCTGAACCGACGACAAAGCCCACACCTGAACGGATAGCGACATTTGCAAGGGTCATAATTAATCTCCTGGATTGTTGGTTAAGACGCTTCCACTATGGAAACGCCGGGAAGCGGGCTTTGCCCGCGAGTGTACTAGACAAAAAGAAGCCCCAGTGACCGAAGTCACCAGGGCTTAAGGTAAGGGAGGATGCCCGATCGAGGGTGATCGGACTAATGCCAGACTGACGAATCAGCCTTGGCTTTCCATCTTTGAGGCGCAGTTCTGATGCGGTCAAGGTTGGAACGGGTTTGAGCTGCTCTCTCTTGAGGAGTGAGCGGCTTTTGAGCAGGATTAACGACTTTGCCGATAAGCGACGTAGCCACTGAGGCGATGAAGCCTGACATGACAGCGACGAAGATCCCCAGAGTGGATGTACCTGCGAATAGGAAGAACGCTGCGAATGAGCAGCCAATGTCGACTTTGGCTTTGTGTTTGGAGATGCCTCTCCAGCCAATGACTTTGGATAGCAGGAACATGAAGCCTGCTACGGTGAATGCTGCCAGACCAGCAGCTGTGATAATGGTTTCCATAATAATGGTCCTTTAACTGTTGTAATTGAGATAGCATGTCACTGGATGTGCATACTCGTGATAGGGTTCGAGGACGACGAAGAAGTAGCCATCATGTGAGATGTTGGCAGCTTTGGCAGCTAACTTGACTGCTTCGTGAACTGAGCTGGTATTATAATAACCAGCCATATTGATGGCATGGTCATCATACCACTTACCTGATTTCTTAAAACGGCTCAGGCGTACCATGCTTTCAGTTTCAGAGTAATGCATATTAATGGTCCTTTAATTGAGATTAGTTGATAATGGGCATAAAGAGGCCAGAGCCTTAATGATGGGTAACCACTCCCACCAGCTCTGACCTCCCCCATGATGCGCAGCTCGAGTGAGCGCGCAGTTGACTTAGATCATCACTTTACACTCAAAGGCATAGCCTTTGTTGGTTCCGATAAAGCGGTTGTTGAATTCAATGACTTGAGCTCGGACCAGGTGATCGAGCAAGCCTTCGTTCTTGCCTTCGTTGTCTATCCAGACACAGCCATCGTTTGGAGGGAAATCGATGAAGTTGGCAGTAGCGATCCAAAGTTGGATATCTTTGGCAAGGTCCATACCAACGAGAGCAGTGGCGCCATTACAAGAATATGTGGTCTTGATGAGCCGAGCAGGGCGAGCATGGAATTGAGTTGGAGGGATAATGATCGGGTTACACAGATCATAGTCGAGTTGAGAGTATTTAGACATGGGATAGTCCTTTCGGTTAAAAGACGAGCAGTATCGCTCAGCAAGGCCGCTCTGCGGCCGTAAGGTGTATACCTGTAGGAATTACGCTCTTGGAGTTGAACGTCTCTCAGTGAGGCTTAGAATCAATCCTAGAGGGATATACACAAATGAATGAGATAAATGGGTAGAACGATAGGAACTATACGTTTTAGGTATATGTTCGATTATCGTATGGATAGTAGGTAGGTTATGGGATTTGCGTATAGATGGGCTAGGAAGCAGAGCTAAGCAGTACCCCTTAACCAGACCATCTTCGTGTACGCATGAACCCAACCATACTATCTTGGTCTCCCATAAAGATTGAGCATAAAGATTAAGCAAACAATCTTCGAGAGTGGGAATCCCGCCCCCCGAAGGGGACGGGTCCACGAGCGGCCTAGGCGTTAGCCTGGCGAGGGAGCGTTGTCACGGTCTCAGTTTCAACGAGAGAAGCCTCGGTCTGGGTGAAGCGCTGCTTGCCTGCCTTGACTGCATCGGATGTTACTCCGGCTGCTTTCTTGACTGACTTGCGAACGTCCTCACGCATTCCAAGTGCGATTCCGCCTGCGGTGAGACCGGCTGCTAGGATGATGTTGCTCATGGGATAATCCTTTCATGGATTGTAGTAGGTTGGTTAAGTGAGATGCACTCCCAATTGGCAGGGACTCGGCTTACGCCTTCAAGTGACTCTATGCACCTCATCAAGGGGGCTCTGCCCCCAAGTGTATATAAGTGTACCGGGGGGGTGCTTCGAAGAAGCCCCTCCTCGAAGTGTAAGGTACTACCTCGGCACCTGTATGAGCATATTAGTAATCGAAAAAAATTATGAGATTAGCGCCTTCAAGGGCCTCTTTATGGGTTTCGTAGTGCCGGTAAGTGTCTTCGGCCAACTTCACGCTGAATATTTCAAACTCAAGATTACAATTAAAAGGACTATACAGATGTCTCTCAATAGCCCCTATTTCTGACGATTGGAATGTTCTCTGGCAATCGAGATCCAGTTCTAGATCATCCCTACCAGTGCGGTAATAATCACTTAAGCTATGCGCGTAGTTAGTGACATTTTCGTCTAAATATATCCTGTACCCCATCTCATAGATCTCCTACATAGCTACTTCACTATGCCTATTTGCTTTTGAAAAAATATCGTGATTATCGCCCTAATGGGTCGTAATAATCATTTATGAAGGGTCAAACTCATGGACCTGTCCACATCGCTTACAGTCGACTTTATGGCAGCCCATACGCAGGACAGAGTGGATGCCTGTATAGTGTGACTGGTTCCGGACGTTGCAGCCTTTCAGGCGGCATTCCCAGTTATCGCCGAAGTGCTTGATTAAGAGCTTATCAATCGCTTTCCGGAAGGACATGGTCTTTCTCCATATATGCTACATGCGCGCGGGCGAGGTCGATGACACACCGTAGGCACTCGCATTTGTCTGGATGGACATCTGCTGTACGCACTGGATTCTGTTTCTCGTACTGGCGGATTATTCTTTTTAGCATCTCAATCATTAGATGAGCCCTTTATCGTATGCGAGCCACTCAGGAATCGAGAGCTCGTACATACCCTTCCCTAAGTCGCGCTCAGCTTCAATCTGGGAGATCGGGATCCATACTGCTTTCTTTTGGTTCCCGTCGTCAGACACGAAGTACGCTTTGTCGGTGTATCTGTGGAGGGCGACTGTGACTTCAACGATCATTTTAGAGCGCCACATACATCAGCGATCATCATAGCGAAATTTGCAAGATCTGCGGTTTCGTTTCCGACGTTCATAGATGCGTCGAGCGCGTCCATTTTACCTGCGCCCCCTACTGGGAACTCGGCAATTGCATCTGCAAGTTCGACCATCTCATCACGAACCCTCATAAAGAGGTCTCGAGGATCGTCGTTTTTCCACCCAGGTTTGTCGTCGTTCTTACGAAGTTTGAGTTCCATTAATTCAGCGAAAGCCTGAACTTCAGGTCGGAGTGTGATGGGTTTTTCCATAGTCATATTCCTCTTAGTGTTTTCCACCCTTCGGCTTCTTGTTCTGTGTCATAGAAACGATAGATCCCGGGGCTTAGTTTGAGGAACCAGATCCGAAAGGGTCCCTGCCAGTCATATTTGTTAGGTGGACCCTCATATTTCATACGATCGACATGGCCTGATTTTTTATTGCGATAGACCACATTGCAATGTTTAATGAGATCATCTCGGACACCGCCGTATTCTATGAATGTCGTGTACGGCGTATAGATCCTTCCGCGGGCGCTCATTAGTTCAGTCCTCTCAAGATTTTCTCTTCTTCGATTGGCTCAGATGAGTAGAACCAACGAAAATCGTCATAATAGATGCCGGTGTCGTCGACTTTTAAGATCCATACCTGGATCTCGTTCAGGTAATTGGAAACGTCTTTATCTGGCCATTCGAACTTCAGGCGGGCGTGCTCGCCAATCTTCATGGCGTTGAGGTCGACTTTTCTAATGGCGTGTTTCTCGTAATCGTCAAAAATCTTCTCTGGTGTGCCGCCATTTCTGAAATAATCAGCTAATGATCCAGATTCCACTAAAAGCATTTCGCCGCGGCTGTAGGGGTTTTTCATCAGATAAAGCCTTTCTCCAAGGCGAGCCACTCGGGCATAGAGAGCTCGATCTTCGATCCGCTTTTGTATTCGTAGCCTTTCAGCTGGGACGTAGGTACCCATACTGCTTGCTGGCGCTCTCCAGTGTCCGAGACATAGAAAGCCTTGTCTGTTTCGCCGTGTAGAAAACATAGTACCTCAACGATATCGGGTCCCATTGAATTATCCTTTCAAGAGTGAGATTGGTTTTAAGCGAGGATCAGCGATGATTCGGAAATCAGCCAAGTTGAGTTTCATTACATAAGTGAAAGGCTCTTTTGGCTGAATGTCCCGAAGAGTTCGCTGAGCAACCGCTTCTTCTTTGGTGTTATAGAAGCGCACGATCCAGGTGAGTGGTCCACCAGGGTCACCTACCACAGTCACGATGCCATAAAACTTTACGTCCATAGACCGAGTGATTCGGCAGTTGATTCGGATGAGATCCCCCTCTGCCGGGTTCCATCTGGATTTGTGGCCTTTGATCCGGCCGCGAGCATATTTGAGGATCCAGTCTTCGTTAAATCCTGGTTCTGCTAAGAAACGGGTGAAGCCGTTCTTTGGGTTATGAGATCTGAAATTGGTGTTGGCGGTATATCTTGGGGTCATCGCCTTGTTCCTCTCTTAGAGTGCTTTGTGTTTTAAATGTCCCAGGTCTTTGGGTTCATGTTGGGGGAGATCTCTCATGGCTCGTGCATGAAGGGCTTCATCGAGATTATCGAAAAATCTGAATTGCCGATGTTTCGAAGCTCGAGAAATCCCTGGGAATTCTGGCATCTTGTTATCGTCGTATGGGAGAACCAGACAAAAGACTCGGTATCGTCGAGCCTTCACTGTAAACTGGTGAATGTCCCCGGGGCGGTATGAGAGGTTTTGGTCGAATCTCTCATTGAGCCTTTTGCGAAGAAACTTCTCTATTCGACCGGGCCGGCTGTATTGGGATCTGAGAGTTGAGTACCCTCGTTCCGCGGCGTTTGATGCACGAACAGCTTCGTCATAGGTAAAAGTGCTTGCTTGGGGCATCATATTTGAAATCCTCCAAACCCTTTGGCCAATTTTGGATCTTGGCTCTTGGGCTTTTTCTTTGGTGGTTCTTCCAGCCCGCGCAAAACTCGTTGAGCTACCAGCGGTCCTGGATAGAGACACATACGATATCGATCGGCCGCCTCACCTCCCTCGCATAACTTGAGAGCGAAGAATTGATGAGGCGACTCCTCGACATTTGTTGAATTGATGAAAACCGAGAAGATGGCGCCGGCAAGAAACTTCCACGAGTTGTCTACGCGCTGAACAGCGCGCATACACTCATCGTAGTCATACCATGGCTGCTCGTGCAGGTTTTCTACTTTATGCTGCTTGCTCGACATGATTACGGGTTTCCCATTCTTTCATCACCCGACGAGCCTCAGTCTCGTTCTTGGGTGGCGATGTGAACAGCGCCCGTGAACCATCTTCAAAACTCAGCCGTGTCCAACCTCGATCGCCTTTGCGATAGAGCAACACCTCGTAAGATGTTGGGTGAGCTGAATACTCATGAACCGTACGAACTTTGAATTCGCAGGCGATCTCAGGTTTAGTCATAGCCGCCTCCTTTGGTTACTAGAGACTATGAAGCGATAGGACGCCTTTAGCTGAATCTTCCGAATCTGTAAAACGATAGTTATCTTCTGGATTAGCGGAATTAACCCGGACCCGAACAGCCCAGATAGGATCCACTTGAATAAATCTATCGATTCGGCGGATGCTCCCCGTCCTCATTTGCTTGCAGTGATCGAGAAGTTTCTCGCTCGTTCCGCGGCCTTGATATGAGAAAAATACTTTTGGCTCTTCACGCTCAACAGCTTCTTTCGAAGCTTCGGCTTTGATCTCTTCGAGATGTGTTCTTTTCTGAACCAGGGATTGAATCAGCAGATCGAGATGATCGATCGCGACTTGAGCCTCTGACGCAGTAAGGGCGTGGATATGTTGTGCCATGGTGGGAGATCCATGTAATTTTGGGTTGTGGCAGCAGATCCCCGAGGGTCCCAGTTTTGTGAGAGCTGATCCCTCGGTTCACTGCTTGAAGCCACATATTGTGACACGTTCCGGTATTAGAACGCTCGGAGTTTGTATCCGAGAACTGTCGCATCGTCAAAGAAATCGTGTTCCGTGTGTTTCACAAAGACGGTCGCGTTCTGGTTCAGCTTATAATCCACCTGGATTTCAGCTTGAGGTTCCCAATTCTTTTGATCGGCCGACCAACGGTACCGGAAATGAGAGCCTACAGAAACCCGGGGGGTAAACTGATATTCAGACTTCAGTCCAAAGCGAGCGCGCGCCCCGGCGTCGAAGGCGTCGGGCGAAGCGTCTGCGGTGATCGTAACAACATCCATATCCAATTCAGCACCAAGCTGGAAAGTGATTGATTCGTTGTAGTCTGGCTGTTCACCGGGTGCATCTTGGATGTTCGCGAAGAACTTCACTTGCGGGTGCCATTGATAGGCGCCTTCAACGAAGATCGTATTTTCACCGTCTTCCCGGAAGGTTGCTTTGCCGTAAACCGAGAGTTGTTCTGGTTCCCAGTTATGCGCAGCTTCAACGATTGCAGCTGGTTCAGCGAGAATGCCATCACCAAAGCCGTCTTGTAGTGTGATGAAGAATTCCATTGGATCCTACTCCTAAAATTGAGGTGTGTAGATCACCATACCAAAGATGAAGCTGATCCACCCGACGAGCCATAGCAATAATCCAGTCGGTAAGCCAGAAGGGTATTTTGTAAGATGCCCTTTGATATACGGCTTTTTCGGGTTCGCATGAAGCGCGTATACGATGACACAGAGAAACATAGTCACGATCGCTGAGTTGGCGGCACCTGTATAGGAATCAACATAATTAAATGCCTCGCCTGTAAACATATGTTTCTGCCACCAGAAAAAGCGATTTATGAACCCCATCCCTACCAGACCAGCTAGGCCAGTGGATAGGATTGCAGTTCTGGTTTTCAGAACATCCAATGCCTCTGAGACAGATCTAACAACCTCAAGAGCCCAAAGAAGGCGCCAGAGCACCATGATAAATGCGATGACAGCCACAATGACCTCCATCGTATAACCACCGGCAGTAGCCCGGTTTCCGTCCACATTAAAAATTGGGAGGACCCAATTAAACACATTGTGGATGCTGGATCCTATAGCTGTCATCATAGTCAGCGCTGCAAGGATCCACGCGGCAAAGCGTAGGTATCGCATTAGGATTCTCCCAAAAAATCAGAGATGTCTTTCATAGGCTTGAGGCGTTTAAGCGCTTCGTCGAAGCGTTCCTTTGCCTCCCTATTCTTACGAACGGCACGATCCTTCCGATCATCGCGTTCATTGGGAGATTTCTTTTTTGTTTTGAAGAACGGCATTAGGATCCTCCTGAGGTCAGGACGTCCGTCATTTTATTTAATGCCTGAGTATTATCATTAAGGGCGGTAACGACCGTTTCAGTATCTCCTCGAGCTTCATCTGCTCGTTGATTCTGGAGGCTGAATATGGTGCGGGCGAGTAAACCAATTACGCCGGCAAGACCGGCGATTGTGCTGAGGAACCAACTCAGTGGTATTGCTACCTGGTTTGCAATCTCGCTTTCCATCGATAACCCCATAAACGTAGTTTCGCTTATTGTCACTTACATCAGATTTGTAATAGATAACAAGTCTGTGTTACAAAAAAGAACCAAGACAAGAGCCTTGGTTCTTTGATCTATTGAATGTAGGAAACCGAGATGCGAACTAAATCTGACACCCCGAGCCCAGATTCACTTCTTAGCCGCCGTCTTCCGACGAGTGCTCGAGGTAGCGCGACGTGTTTTCCGGTTGGTGCCACCGGCGCCGGCACTGGGGCTTTCAACTTTGGTCTTTGGAAGCGGCTTCACGCTCTTGAGAGCGAGCTTGAGCCGACCATCCAAGGTCTCGACGGCCGCTTGAGCAATACCAAGGTCGGCTTGTAGCTTTCCCATATTTTGCTGATTAATCTGCATCAGGCCCAAAATTCCTTTGGCTTCCTGTGTTAGGGCTTCGGCATCGTAGTTTTTACCGTGGATCTCAATAACTTGCACTTGGGTAGTCCTCTCAGTTTAGAATCATTGCAACGCCAATAAGCCCAAACACCGCGCCTGCCAATGCTTCAGCGTATTTTATGTGATCGTACTTTGGATCCCATGGTGGGACCCACATTGCGATAGCGTAACAAGTCGGCATGAAAACAGCCAAGCTGAGCGACCACAAACCGGCGAACCCATAGCCTAAATGCCAGAGCCCGTATGAAAATATAAAGATTGGCACAGCTGTAGTGGCAGCCATCACCAAAAAGTCTCTCTGGACCGAATGATCACTGCGACCAAGGTCAAGAGCCCGGAACCAACCGACAAAACGCCAACCTAGCATGGCCAGACCGATTAAGATGCCGGCATATCCAAGGAAGAGCCAGCCAACAAAGCCAATGCTGATGGATCCAGTATAACGATCACCATGTTCCCAGCCGATCCACATATTGGCGACTGCAGTCACGGCAGCGAGGATGAGGTAGATACCCCAATCCATAATCTCAATTGGGGGATTTAACATATCAAATTCCTTTTACGCGGCATGTTCTAATTTTTCTAAACGAGCTGCGAGATTCGCAATAAAATCACTCTGCTCTAGAACTATTTCTTCAAGCCGATGAACTAACTTTTTTAGTTTTTTAATTTTACCTTCTTGCTCATTCACTCGGTAAATAACAAAAGGTGCTGTACGCTCATAAGCGAAATCTTCAACTTCTCGCTTTCCATGTTTGTTAGGCTCACCAAAACCGCATAGTTGAGGGAAGTCTTTTACGAATCGATCTGCAAGCATTCCATAATAGGAGTGGTCTTCAGGATCGATTGTAAGAGCTGGGTCTGACCGATACCAAATTAGAGTATCTGGTTGAGCGCATACTTCAAAAAACTTATCAACAGATTCTTTAGTAAGATCTTCTCGTATAGGTTTGTATTTAGCTGCAGAAGTTGATCTCTGAAAGCCACCACTAGAGCCAATACGAACATTTACACTGCCGGCAGTTGTAGAATTATAAGTGCCTACGCAATAAAGAAGTCCGCCAGACATATATAACACCGTCGAGCCATTTTCTTGGACTCTCCACTGTGCTTGATCTACTTCGATAGAATAATCACTTGTGGAGGATAAATCATTAAAGGTTAATTCTGGAGCAAAGCCTTCCAGGGTCATAGACCCCGCTAAAATATGACCATTAACGGTTAAAGGATGTGCGACAGAAGTAGTTCCAATACCTAAGTTCCCAAGAAAATAGCCACGTCCTTGGTTGCTCGTATTAGAGTACAAATTCATAATGGATGCACCATTCTGATTCCAAACTATTGCGTTGTTTGCAACGTTAGCTGAAGTGGTGATTAATAAACCATCAGCATCTGTACCACTTGTAGCGCTAATACTTAGTCCATAACCTGCAGTATTATAAATGGTTATTCCACCATTAGTACTAACAGTGCCTAAGGTTGCTCCTCCAGTTCTCCAAATTAACGGAGGAGTCCCAGATGAGGCATCAATGGCCACTTCGTAACCATAAGTGTTCCATCCAGCATTACCTCGTCCAAGTACAGTAAAACCTTTATTCAGGATACCGGAAGAGCCCACAGTGAAATTTGGTCCAGATACAGGAGCAGCTCCCGCCCCTAAGCCGTATCCATCAATAATTACTTTAGTAGCAGGAGCGTTATTTACAGCGCCTACACTAAAGTTAATAGCGCCGTTTCCTGCATTAGTAGCTATTAACGCAATCTCAGCCGTCCCTAAAGAAGTGTGGTCTATTGTGCCACCAGATCCTGAAGCATCGCGATCAAAATTTACATTCAAGAACATATAATCATGTGCGCTACCTGCAACATTATATCTATGCTGTCGACGTCCTTTGGCGTTTCCAGTTCCAGCAATAATGTCTTTGTAGGCGTTTTGTTCAATATCGCCGTGCACAGTTAAAAGACTAGTAGCTGTGAGTGTGCCAATACCTACGTTACCACCATCGGGATTTAGTAATAGACCAAATTGCGCAGATTCAGCATCGTTTGTAGATTGAATAGAAGCCCATTGGCCGACGCCCGATTCCCAGTAAGTTTGAAAACGTAGTTTTTGATCTGTTGCCTGAAAAACAAAATCGCCTACTGTGTCGGTGTCGTCTCGAATATGTAATGCTCGAGTGCCTAAAGTTGGCGCAGTTGGTCCACCATAAATAGAACCAACAACTCGAATATCATTTGAAAATGTCCACTGACCCGTAACAGTTTCATCATCGGCAAGAACAGCATCACCTGTTCCGCCACCCGCTGGTGTGTTGATCAGGTTGTTATAGTCCAGATAGTAGGACCCTTGTTGGCCATCCAAAAGATCAGCATCAAGGTTTGATGTGGCACCATCAACTGTAAGCAATTTTGTAAGAATATCTGCAGCCGTATAAGCACTGGCAGCTAGATACCCGCCGGCAGCATGGTCACCCCAACCAAAAGCTGTGTTCCAGTTTGCCTCATTGGCTCCATCTGCGTAACCAGCAGCTGCGTGATCACCCCATCCATGGGCTGTATTCCAGTTCGCAGAGTTATCTGTGAAACCGGTAATTTCACCAATTGCATGGGTGTGACTGGCAGCCGCATAAAAACCAGCTGGCTGAATACCTGCTTCTGCCAGGGTTTGGTTTTCCCAACCCGTAGCAGTTTTCATCAAGATTTCACCAGTTGCCACGGTTGTGATTGTGACATCTGTCAAATCATCAAGCGCTGAGGCTAGACTTGAAATGGCTGATTGAACAAATGCTGTGGTAGCCAGTTGAGTTGTATTGGTTCCGCCTGTGGCAGTTGGCGCCGTTGGAGTACCGGTAAGGGCCGGAGAAGCCAAAGGAGCCTTGGTAGCCAATTGACTTGTCATTGTCGCAGCAAAATTTGGGTCATCACCTAATGCTGAAGCAATTTCATTAAGGGTATCCAAAGCTCCTGGCGCCGCATTGATCAAATTAGTGATCTGAGTGTCAACATACGAAGTCAGAGCATAGCCCGAGAGATCTGCAGCCTCGAGTTTATTGTCGAGTTGCGTCTGAAGACCGGTGACTTCACTGATAGTGTGTGTATGACCAACTTCAGAGATGCCTGCTTCGCCATAGGTTTGGTTCACGAACTGACCAGCAGAATAACGAAGGATCTCACCATTCTGGACGGTATCCAGAGTGACATTATTCAGAGAGCCAATGCTCTGACCCGTAATGTCTGTAAGATAGGAACCAAGATCGCTGATTTGGGCTTCGGTAATTGTGAGAGAGCCAAGATCAGTAATCTCAGATAATGTATGCGTATGGCTGGCAGCTGCTCGAGTAGCGATCGCTGCATCCAAGGCTGCTTGCTGAATAGCCGTATCCGCTAAACCACCTTGAGCGGCTGTAGCAAAATATTCGACATCCTGAACCGCGGCTGTGCCGTAAATCGACAAGGAGTCGGCAAGCTCAATATCGGTGATTAGGAGAGATGCCGCAGCGGCAGCAATCATCTCAGACCATTTGACTGAGTATGGTGTTCCTGTGCCAGCAGATCCTTGGGTCGCCCCCACTACTACTTTGAAGAGGTCGTTATCCTGGGGTAGTCCCATAATTAGTCTCCACTAAGGTCGGGCTGGAAGAGCCGCGATATCAGATCCTGCAATGCCGGCTTGAATATCCACCAAGATTTGGTCGAGATCGTTTTTAATTACAATCACAACATCGCGGGCAGCAAGCGTTTGTCTCAAAATATGATTTGAGGCATTCGTATATGGGAGACCTGTTTTGTTTGGGTTCAACGTCGGAGGTGAGAGATGGTTCTCAGAGAACCCCTCCGTCAGATACTCAGATGCAAAATAACCAGGACCTGACATTGTTCACTCCTTAATCGTTAATCCAGCCATTATCCGTAAATTGCCGATAAAGCAAGCAAAGGCCCTATCGCGCGCGCGTGTTTAAATAGAGGTTTACAAGAATTATTTTTCTACTATAGGGAAGGGGGAGGGGGGTCCCCACGGCGCGTAGCGCCTGGGGACCCCCCTCCCCCTTCCCCTAATATAATACACTATATCCATATGGGTTTACTTATGGGGAGATATAAATGCGCGCGCGAGGCACTTGCATTTCTCGATTACCGGTTATAAGCCCGTTAATTCCTAAAACCCAAGAAGGAACCATTATGGACGATCCCCTCAAGAGCGAGGCGTTGGAAGCCTCAAATGCCGAAGCCAAGGCAGTCGCTAAAACCGATAATCGAGTCGACCTCGGTGAGATCCATGAAAAGATTCGATCGGTAGAATATTGGAACCCAACCTCGAGCCCGGGCGTTACCATTGCCAACGTGGTTCTCGACAATGGGTTTTCCGTCATCGGCAAATCTGGCGCCGCGGATCCAAAGAACTTCAATGTTTACTTGGGGCGCAAGTTTGCTGTCCAAGACGCCGTCCGCAAAATCTGGGAGCTCGAAGGCTATCTCCTGAAAGAGCGGATGTTCCAGGGAGAAGAAGCATGAAACCCTCTGTCGGACGTATTGTGCATTTTGATTCTCCCGACCAAGCTCAGCGTGGGCACACTCAAGATCCCGTACCTGCAATAATCACTCGGGTTATCGATGATTTCACTGTGGATCTCCTAATTTATCGTAATCTAGACACTCCTCTGGGATTGGCCGATGTGCTGTTTTCAGAAGAACCAACTGATGGTATGCGATGGTTCTGGCCTCCACGGGTGTGAGGGTCGGACTTAGCTAAGGACCCAAGATATGAAACTCGCATTCTGGAGAAAAGACATGTCGAACTCGTTTGTTGCCATTGCCCAGCGCATGGACGAACTTCAAGCCAAGATTTCAAGCAAAGACGCAGAGACTAAGGACTTCGCTGATAAAGCAGTCGCATCTCACGCTGAACGCCTGGATCTTGAACAACAACTGACAGACACACGCCTTGAATTGTCTGGTGCCCTCGGCGCCATCACAGCTTTCCTTGGTTCTCTGACAGTCCTTCCCGATCTCGTAACAAAGGCTGACGAAATTGCTGATGCCGAAGCCACGGCTGCCGCCGCTGCAGAAGAAGCTGCAAATACTCCTGTTGTTGAAGAGCCTGCACCTGAGGTTCCTTCTACGCCAGTTGACGCAGCAGCCGACCCAGTCGCTGCAGCAGCTGAGCTTGCTGTACCAGGTACAGCTCCGGTTGATGCACCAGAAGTTGTCCCTAAACCGGTCACTCCATCGCCTGCACCGGTTGCAACTGAGCAGCCTGTCACGTTTGAAGAACCGGTAGCCACAGACCTTGGTCTTCCTGGTTCCGACACTCTGGGCCTGCCGGCAGTGACTGAGCCTGCTCCGGAACAACCTATCGAAGAGCCTGAAACTCTTACGGTAGCTGAGCCGGCCCCGGGTGATCCGGAAATGGTTGACGACCAGCCTACTTTGCCCGATATGCCAACACCTGCGTCGGACGAAGCACCCTTAGTGACTGAGCCAGCAACTGAACCTGCTGCTCCGGAAACGTCGACCGAAAGCTTGGGAGCCGAAGCGACAGAGACAGGATCTGATCCTGTTGTGGCCGAGCCCGACGCACCAGCTGAGCCTACGGGGGAATTGGACCCTCTAACGGGTTTGCCTAAACCACAGCTGTAATGGGTGCGGGTACCAAATAAGGGAGAAGGCGGCTTTCGAGCCGCCTTTTTCTTTTAAGGGGCTTGTAATTCACTATAACGATTAATACAGGACTAATAGCAACCTAAGGAGTATCGATCATATGGGCCGGCTAGACATCTTCAAAATGGCGGACATGCAACCGGACATTCCACCGGAAGTCGAAGCCGAGTTAATTCAAGAATCTTCAATGGATCCTCAGGAACCAATCGAAGAAGGTCGTTACTCTAAAGCGGACATTAAAAAAGCCTTGCCGGCACAGCTTCGAACCAAAGTTACTGATTCTCTGATGGCGAAGCTTAATTCTGTTTCTCAGGATCCAGATGTCGCTGATGAAATTCGAGACAACTTCCTGGGCTTCAACAACATCATGAAAGAAGGCAAGTTCAAGCTTGAGGATTATCTCAATGCCTGTGCCTATGCGACTTACAAAATGATGGGCCATACGAACCAGAGCGCCTGGGGTCTGACGTTTCCTGACAAGATGGCTCGAATGAGAGCTGAGAACCGGAACGATTCTTATATCTCGGGATTCGTTCACAGCTATTCTAAAGGCAAGCTTGTTAACACGATCATCGAGCAAGCTCTGATCCCGTCTTTCGTTCTCAATGTGGATCTGCACCAGAAAGCACTGAATGTCTGTGCAGACCTGATGATGAACGCCAAATCTGAGAAAGTTATGGTGGATGCGGCCAAAGCTGTTCTCGAGGCAACTCGGGCTCCGGAGAAAAGCCAAGTCCAGCTGGATGTGACTGTGAAGGACAATTCTGGTATCGATGAGCTCAAGAGCATCATGCAAGAGGTTGCTGATAATCAAATCAATCAAATTCAAAGTGGCGCCCGAACCCGAGATATCGCCCACCAGAAAATGTTTGAGAAAGAAGATTCTTAATGTCGACTATGCCGGAAATGGTAGCTGCTCCCGAGATTACCGGTATGCCGGGGATTATCGATTCAGAGCAAATTGAAGATCTGAAGAAGACCGTCGACGATTGGCTCGACGAAGTCGACTATACTGACTTGAACACAGGCAACTATGTGCCGTCAGACTTCGCTCTGAAGTTTATGAATATGATCAAGCTGATCAACGGTGCGGAAGGGGAATCTCACTCTACGCCGGTGGTTCACTTAAAAATGCTTGATAAGGTGGTGTCCCCGGTACACCGCATCGCCAACCTTTGCCATCGTGGAATAGCGAAAACCACGCTCTTCTTCGAATATCTCAATTTCTATGTGGCGATTTTCCGAGAGCTTCCAGACTTTGGGGAGCTCGATTCCATGATCTACGTCTCGGATAGTATGGACAATGGCGTGAAGTCTGCGCGCAAGAACATTGAGTTCAGGTATCATAATTCGGAATTCCTTCAGGAGTATCTGCCAGAGGCGAAGTTCACCGATAACTACATCGAGTATGTCAACAAAGAGGGCAAGCGCTTTGGTATCAAAATGTTCGGTGCCAAGGCCCTCTCTTTAGACACTGAGCTATATCTAGCTGATGGGGGCGTGACTACTGTTGGCTCGGCTCAAATTGGAGATATCATTATTGGTGCGAATGGAAAGCCTACTCGCATCTACGACAAAAGCGAAATCTTTAATCGACCGATGTATAATCTTGAGCTGGCAGACGGACGTATTTTGAAAGTCTGTGAAGAGCATCTGAATCAGGTCTGGGTTAAAAAATTCCAATCAGAAAAGACCTTCTCGAAGTACACCCTGGAAGAGGGTACGTACACGACTGCTGAGCTCTTAAAGGAGCCGCTTTACATCACAGACCCCAAAGGCAGCCAGAGACCTCTTCTCTGGATTCAGAACATTGAACCAATGGGGTTCATGGAGAACAAAAACCAGTTACTTGACCCGTATACTGTAGGTCTCTTGATTGGGGATGGATCCCTTCAATCAGCTGTAGTGATGACAGGTGATGAGCTAGATTGGGATTTCTTCAAAACACAAATCCCGTATGCCTTAGGCAAAATCCAAAGGGATTCTCGTCGGCCTAATGTTATTAGCCGGACAGTGCGGGATATCGCACACCTTATCCGTGCCAGTGGCTTGGATTGCCATGGAGATCTTAAATTTGTACCGGACGATTATAAATTTGCTTCTGTGGATCAAAGACTCGCAGTCTTTCAAGGGTTGATGGATACTGACGGGACTTGCACCAAAGACGGTAAATCCTCATTTTGCTCAGCATCTAAAAAACTCGTAGAAGATGTCATGTGGTTGGTTCGCTCTTTGGGAGGAACTGCTCGCTGGGTTAACACAGGTAAAACCAATGCCTGGAAGTGTTCTGTGCGTCTTCAGGAAGGCTTGAGTCTTTTTCGCCTTCCGCGGAAAAAAGCTCTGGAGCGTCATCTGAGAAACGACAAAGTCAGTATTAAGTCGATCACTCGTATTGATGACGAACCCTCTCAGTGTATTTCTGTCGAGGCGGGCGATAATCAGTATGTTGCAGGCGAAGATCTGATCCGAACTCATAACACAGGTATCCGTGGTACAAAGATTTTTGGTAAACGACCTAAGCTCGCCGTGCTCGACGACTTGGTATCGGATGATGATGCACGCTCTAAGGCGGCAATGGAGGCCATTAACGATACCGTATACAAGGGCATCGATTACGCACTTGATCCAACCCGTCGCAAAATCATCTTTAACGGTACCCCCTTTAACAAGAAAGACATCCTCTACCAGGCTGTGGAATCTGGTGCCTGGGACGTCAACGTTTGGCCGGTATGTGAAAAGTTTCCCTGCTCAAGAGAAGAGTTTGCTGGATCCTGGGAAGATCGCTTCACATACGATTATGTGGTAGAGCAGTACAATGACTCGGTAAAAGCAGGAAAGCAGACAGCCTTTCTGCAGGAGCTAATGCTCCGAATCAGTTCAGAGGAGGAACGCCTTGTACAGGACTCAGAGATACGATGGTACGATCGTCAGGCCCTTCTCTCCCGTAGAGGCGCCTTCAACTTCTATATCACGACCGACTTTGCCACTACCGACAAGCAAGCATCGGACAACGCAGTCATTTCTGTTTGGGCCTACAACTCGAATCGTGACTGGTTCTGGGTCGATGGAGTATGTGCGCGCCAGAAAATGCCGGTTTCCATCAACGAACTATTCCGGCTCGTATCTCAATATCGACCACAGCTCGTGGGGGTAGAGATTTCCGGACAACAGTCAGCTTTCATTGACTGGCTCCAGGAGCAACAGCTTGAGCGGAACGTTTGGTTTAACTTTGCCTCTCAGAAAGGCCGGCCCGGGATCAAACCAGTGGCCAACAAGCTTCAGCGGTTCAACCTCACTGTTCCTTGGTTCACCCAAGGAAAAATGTTTTTTCCCGCTCAAATGAAAGAGACTCCCATTATGCGGCAGTTTGTTTCTGAGCTCTCCCTCGCCACCCGAACAGGTCTCAAAGGGCAAGACGATTGTATTGATACAATTTCTATGCTCGCTGAAATTGGAGCCTGGGCACCTAGTGAAGAATCTCCCGAAATTCAGGCCGATGCGATTTACGGTGATGATATGCGGGAAGAAGCCTCCAGCATTGACTCATACGTCGTATAGCATCTATTGAGACAATTCTGGTTTACGAGGTTATTATGAGCAATATCCTGACAAGCGAACTTATTCGGCGATTGGCTTACGGCGAGCTCTCTAACCTGAAAATGGCTTCTGCCGGTGATGGAACCATTCTGGCAGCGGACCTACCCAAGGTCCTATTGCAGATTAATAATGCTCTAACCGAGCTATACACCAAGTTCCTGCTCTCCCAAAAAGAGGTCGTCATTAATGCCCAAGAGACGATCACCCAGTATTACCTGCGCTACGAATTTGCACAGAGTAATCTGGCATCGACCCAACCGGTCCTGTACATCGATGACTCAAGCATCGTGAACTGGGATGGCCGAATTGTAAAAGTGCTCCACGTATACGATGGCTTCGGCCGGGAGCTCTATCTCAACAAAGCCCAAGAACCATTGTCAGTGTTTACACCGCAATTCGATTGCCTGCAGATCACTGCCAACCACCAATCTGAAGATTTCTATGTCATCTTTCAGGCCCTGCACCCGATCGTAAATTACGATACGGCGACGGATCCAGATACTGACACATCGATCGAAGATCTCCCGCCGGCGCTTGAAAAACCCCTCGAGCTCCTCATTGCTTCTAAGGTCTACGGCCAAATGAATGGCGAAGCCAATGTCACTAAAAGTGCCATGCTCCACCAGGAATACGAAGCCAAGCTCTTGGAAGCAGAGTTTCGTGACACGCTCTCGACAAGCGAGAACACGTCAAACAGTAAACTGGAGCGAAATGGGTTTGTCTAATGAGGCCGTCAGCTAGTCCACTCCTCAATCCAACGGGGATGCTGGATAAACGAGTGCAACCCGCATGGGATCAACTCGAGCAGGTGCGTCAGCTTCTGCCCCAGATTGCTCATGTCTCTTACTATCTTGAATCAATCTTCAATCTGGATCGTAATCTCTCCCTTCTCGAAGATGAGAATGTCGATCATCATATCCTCAAAGATATCCAGATCTTTCAAGGCGCCAATGCCTATGAAACTGCTGTGGCTGAAGGATATGTCGGAGACGTTACTTCTTGGCTCGCTTCTCTTGTGGGTCCCCCGGGACCAACAGGCCCCGCCGGCGTAGCAGATACAGCTACTCTGACCGCTCTTCAAAATGATATTGATACGGCCGAAGCATCCGCTGCCGCGGCAAGTGCCCTCGCTGCCAGTGTATCCTCTCAGCTTGGGCTCATGGCTCCAGCAACGCTTCTCCAGGCCCTGGAAGATCAAGTTGCTCTGGATATTACAGCTTCTGAAACAGCCACCCTTGCAACTGTGAATCTGTTGATCGACGATTTTATCGATTCGACTGAAGCCCAGACGATCGCTGAGACCGTATTTGATTCTGAAATTGTATCTCGAGAAGCTTTGATCACCGCTCAAGGCGTGTCGATTGCTTCAGCAGATGCTCTCATTGCAGGGCTTCGGACAGATCATGATGCTTTAGGTACCGCATATGCTGCGTATGTTTTGCAGAATGATACTGACATTGCTCGGATTGCGGTGCTTGAAGCCTCTGATGCAACTCGAGCTGCAGATATTATCTCAATCCAGAATGTAAACGCGAGCCAGGCTTCAGATCTTACTTCCCTGACAGCGACAACCGATACCCACGAAGCTGAGATCACATCTCTGCAAACTGTGCAGGGTACTCAGGCTTCATCGATTAATGTGCTTCAAGTAGCGAATAACGCAAATGAAGCTTCTATTGTAGTTCTGCAAAATGCCGAGGTTACTCAAGATGCTTCCATTGCGTCTTTGCAGACCCAGGTAACAGCCGCTCAAGGTGATGCAGACGCGAATGCCGCAGCAATTATCACTGAACAAAATACCCGAGCAACTGCTGATACAGCGAACGCAAATTCAATCGCAACTGTTTCAGCGACTGCTGCTGGTAATACTGCTTCGATTACAACCAATGCCAATGCCATTGCGGATATTGAGGGTAACCTCGTAGCAAGATATGCCATCGTAGTGGATGGTGGCGGCAACGGATCCTTCATCTCTCTTGAAGATGGTGTGTCGACGCCGTCCAAAATTGAGCTGAGTGCATCTCTTATTGAGCTGAATGGTGACGTAATCATCAATGGGACCCTGGATACTCCGCAAATGGCGGATGATTCAGTCACTGAACGTTTAGTTACAAATGACACATCCTCTCGAGCAATTAGTTCGGTACAAGCGTTCACTGAAATTGAAAGCGTTGCTTACAATAAAGCCGAAGCCAGCTCAGACATTCGTATCGATTTCCACGTTCGCCACACTAGCGGCCCAGGTGGCGATTATGGTATGAACTTAGTTATCCAAAGAAACGGGGTTACTCAAACTCTGGGTGACTATTGGTATTATCGGAATAAGGGTTTCCCCCACTCTGAGTTTGGTTCCATTACGATTTCTGGTGTCCCCGCTGGGTCCTCTACATGGTCTGTCGACGTGAAAGTCACAGATGGTGGTAATGTTGCAGGTGTCTCTGTAGACAGGTCTCAATTGGCTATTGAGGAGATTAAAAAGTAATGCGTGCTGCTCTTTTCGATAGTGGGAACACCCCAGTTAAAATCATTGAAGGCAATGTGACCCAGGTCACAGCAAACGTCCCTGCCGGCGGTACCTGGAGAGAAGTTCCTGATTATGTACAGCTTCTCCAGGATGTACCCCCGATCGGTGATTTACCGGTCTGGCCCACTCGTATTATTAATGTTTTGGTTCATTCGGATCCATTGATCCCCCTGGAAGTACATACGAACAACACGGGCCAAGTGACGTTTGGAGCTCCAACAGGGCTGTCTGTTACTACAGAAGACCAAGTCGAACACCTAGAATCAGGCGGAAACTTAGTTGTGACATTCCCAAGTTCTGGTGAGCAATACGTCAAAGTCGAGGAATTAGGTAAAGCCCCGATCTCGTATTTTGTTAATGTGGTCTATTTGTCTGATTACGCCGATAAGCTGAAAGTCCAGGTAGATCGTGAAAGGGACCGACGTCTTCTGGCGGACATCACTGTGGGTGGTGTCACCCTAGATGGTGATGCTACAGCCCAGAAGAATATCGCAGAAGCTGCAACTCTCGGAGCTATTGAGACAATCCGCGGAAATGCCAGCTGGTCTATGGCTTGGATTACGGCCGCAAACACAGTTGTATCACTGACAGCTGCAGAGCTTGAAGCCTTTGCCGGCGCGATCTCGGTACGCCGCGGAACTGAATATGCTGCAGCCCGGGCAGCCAAAGATTTGATTATGGCCGCAGCAAACCAAACAGCAGCCGATGCAGAGCTTGCTTCTTACCTTGGCTCCTGATAATGCCATTGTGGTCTTAAACTGAAGGATTAACGAAATGTCTGACCTTACCTCCGCCACCGATGCTGATATCCTCGCTGCGATCAAACAACGGTCTGACGCGAAGATTGCTGAAGCTCTTCCCCACGTGGAAGCTTTGATTGGCATTTTGGATCCGTCTGGTAGCATTCTGCAGCACAGCGCAGCCGAAGGCGGCGCCCGGGCAGTGTTCCAGGCTTGTACAACTTTCCAGCGTATTGCGGATCAACTCGCTGCTCTCGATGCACCATCTGCAGAAGTCGACCCAGCAGCTGCGCCCCAAGGCTAAACCTTAACTAAAAGAGATCTCCCACATGCCTGAACTCGATCCGATCGTTAAATACGCCCATCGAATCCAAACTCTTGAGCACAACATTCAACGTGCCATTGAGAGAATGTCCATTCAAAATCCAGACCCTGGCAAGGATAACCTGACACTTGATCAGGCCCTTGCTCTTCTGGTGGATGCATACGGTACCCACAACGACATAGCCCAGAAGCAAGGTCTTTTGGTTGGCAACTTCCGAACGATGTTCGAAGCCTACCGAGTACAAACATTTGCTGACTTGGATCGTCGAAACCAAATTGTCCGCAGAGCTCAAGCAATTGCCCGCGGCGAAGACCCGAACAAAGAAGAAAAAGAGTGGGAAGCCCAGGTGTTAGCCGAGGCTCGAGCAGCCCTAAACAAACAACGTTCGACATTGAAGCCCGTTTAAGTTATTAAAAGCGCTCTTTAAGGGGTTAACCCATGTTCTCTTGGCTCAGACAGATATTCACAATCAAAGTGGAAGAGGCTCCTGTTGAGCCTAACGCTGATGGTAAATTTGAAGTCATTGTGGCTGACGATTACCCAGATTCCAGGATTATTATCAACGACATGTCTGATGTAGAACAAGAGCGCCGGATCGACCAGATCATCATTCATTGTAGTGCCACTCGTGCGACCCAAGACATAGGTGTAAAAACCCTGCGCGAGTGGCACACAACCCCAAAGCCGCAAGGCCGCGGATGGTTGGATGTTGGCTATCACTATGTGATCCGACGTTCTGGGAAAGCTGAGCTTGGTCGAGATCTCGATAATGATGGTTTTGTTGACGACGAAATAGGAGCTCACGCTTTTGGCTGGAACTCCCATTCTATCGGAATCTGCCTTATCGGGGGCGTAGCCCAGGATGGTCAAACACCTGAGCCAAACTTCACCGATGCTCAGATGGCTGCTCTTGGTGCGATGATTCTCACCTTGAAACAGCGTTACCCTAATGCGCGGGTCATGGGACACCGCGATACCGGGGCGAATAAAGCTTGTCCCAGTTTTGACGTGGCGAAATGGCTCAATGAATACGGCCTGGCCACATAAGGAGATCTTCCAATGGACTTTCTGAAGAAGTACGCTGCACTAATCTTTTCGCTCGTGGCTCTCGGCATTTCGGGCTGCACATCCCTCGGGATCCAACCGCTGCCGAATCCATATGAACATGTTGAGACGAACGCTGAGCGCGCGTATGCAACTGTTCTCTCGTTTGGTGCCGCACAAGACACGGTCATCAGCGTCTGTGATACCGTTCAGCCCGATGAAGTTGAAGCGCCTGTTTGCGTCCAGCTCATCACATCTGAACAGGTTCTCAGACCTGCTGTCACAGCTGCCGCCCGCATTGGCGCAGAATATGCTGACATTGACGCCCGCATTAAGGCCTTGGGTCCTGATGCCCCATCAGAGTGGTTGGTTATTGCCGCAAGCTCTGCAGGCGATCTGGCCCAAGCATTTGGCCCGATCAAAGATGACGTAGAAGACTTCATCGAAACCGCCGGCGAGCTCGTTAATTAAGGCTGCCTTCACTAAAAATCCCTTATTAAAGGAACAGTATTATGGACCTCCTGACTGTACTCTCGAAAGCGGAAGTCGCTCTGAATCTTCTGCAAACCGTTAAACCAATGCTCGGTGACAACGGCAAATATGTCGACATCGCAACTGATGTGGTTGGTAAAGCACTTTCTGGAGCCAAGTTCGGCGCCGAAGGTTATGCCGAACTGGTCAATGAGTTGAATGGCGTCATTGAAGACCTCGAAGCTATGAAGGCCCGCGGCGGCCTCACCGGCAACGACTTCCGTGATGAAGTCAAACGGATTGAAACCCGCGGCGACATTCTTGATGCGATCAAGGATCGGCTTCAGAGCTAATAATCGACAATAGTCGATAAATCAGTTAAAAGGCAGGTGTAGCAAACACCTGCTTTTTTTCGTTGGGGACTCAGACATGCCGCATAGAACGCCAGCTGAGCTTCCCAACGAACATCAACTATACGTCCCTGCTGGACATCAGACCTACAAACCCATTACAGATTCCCTGTTTCAGGAGCTCTTCCCAAGTTCAGAGTTCCCTAATCAGGAATTTGCTATTATCGAAGAATTCGATACTAGTACCGGCTAATACGAGTTTCGAGGATTCAAATGGCTGAAGAAGTGATGAACTTGGCAGACGACGATGCCCGTCTAGTTGGTAAGGATCCTTTGAGCATTGGTGAGGTTAAGCGCGTTTCCGCGAAAGAACTTCAAGATAGCAAGAAAGATGGGCAGGGTACCCTCATTAAGTTGACTCCGTGGCAAAACGAGCCACACGTACGCCTTCTGAAGAAAGATCTCGAAAACGCCAAGCCATTCCGGGATAAGCATGTTTCAGAAGTTGAAAAGTGGGATCTGGCTCGAGATGGTGGTCAACATATTCCAAAGCGCCGCGGCCGATCGACTATCCGTCCTAAGATGGTTCGCCGTCAGGCTGAATGGCGCTACTCAGCTCTAAGTGAGCCTTTCCTGAGTTCAGAGAATATCTTTGATGTTCATCCGCGGACATTTGAAGATGCGCCGGCAGCCTCTCAGAATGCGATTCTTATCAACTGGCAGATGAGAACCAAACTGGATCTACCACGATTCATTGCGGAAGCTGTGCGTGTTTTCGTTGATGAAGGCACTCTCATCATGCGCCCGGGCTGGAGACGTCTTACCGAAATGGTCAACGTTGAACGTCCAGTTTATGACTATGTCCAGGTTTTCGAGGGGTCCCAGGAAGAAGCTTTTCTCCAACAGGCCCTCGAGATCCGCGATACGGATCCTTCTCGTTATGAGCAACTCCCCCAAGAGCTCCAAGACAGCATCAGCTACAGCGAAGAAAACGGAATCACGGCATGGGCAGTTCCCACTGGTCGGACTGAAACGGTCCAGGAAGAGAAGATTGTCTATAACGAACCTACTCTGGATGTGGTTGATTATCGCAACGTATATATTGATCCTTC